TTTAGATTTGCGCTTTTCCTTTTGAGAATGGGAGGGGATAGGTACACGCGTATAAGACTTCTGTAGACACGTATTCTTTTTTCTAACGTATTTACTTTTTACAAAACAACAGCTTATTGGAAATAGTATTTTACATTACGATAAAGGATAGGGGGTAATATTTGCCACATAGGGTTAATAGGGATGTAATTATATGCAATAGAATATAGATAGGTGGAAATCGCCCAAGTTATATGTGATAACGTATAGAGGGGTATGTATGTCAAGTTTTTAGCGCAAAATACTGGACAAATAAAATCGGCCAGACAGACAAGCATTCCATATAAGCCCTTCTAAGCGATTTAAAAGAGGGGAGGGATAGTAGTACTAGGATAGGTACTTATAGTCGCACAGATCTCATCTAAACAACTAATAGAGCGATATAATACACTAATCCTTAAACAACTTAAACAACTTAAACAACTCTTTAAAAAAATAGTATAATATGCATTATAAGGCACTTTCTTCTACAAAGAATAATATAGTATGCAGAGTGCTTCTTAGGGGTGCTGATTGGCATCGTATCATTACAATTAGATTATAGGTAATAAACTATAAAAGGAAGAAAGTGCTAAGTCTTTAAGTGTCAGTGTTTTAAGTGGTGTCCTTTTGGCCAACAAACTGTTGGCTATTTAGAATAACAAAGTATGCTTATTTTAGGTAAAAAGGAAGAGGGCGGTTATCAACTACTGTGCCACAGTTAATTATTCTTAAATAGTTTGGTAATTAAATTTATAGTTATTAGCTTTGGTTTATGAAGAGAAGAATAGCAGATTGGTTTATAAAATTTTTATATAAAAACCATACTCATAGTTGGGATATATTTAATGATTCATATAAGCTTATAGATAAAAAATTGCTTGTCCCAAAAAAATGTAAATATTGTCAAATTGTAGAATGGAGATTAACTTTAGAAAAATAAATATGGAAAGACTAATTGATTATAAGATGATAGCTTCTCTGAGTGATGAGATGAAGAAGCTAGTAGTAGATGTAGCTTTAGAAGCATACATTGATGGGTTAAGTGATGGAGTGAATATAGAGGCAGGGCTGGAAGGAGATAGTAGTAGTGAGTTTATATCAGAACTAGCTAAGGAAATAAACTTTAAGCTATGATAACTAAAGCAGGGGTGGACTTATCCGTCTGCGTTTACTGTAAACAATCATTAGATGAATATAGTAGAACTGTAGATCACCTTTATCCTAAGAGTAGAGGAGGGAAGTTAAGTAACAATAACAAGATGCCTGCCTGCGGAGACTGTAACAAGTTGAAGGGTAGCATGAATATAGAGGAGTTCGAGAGAGCATTGAATGGGCTTATCTTCTATGAGCATGTCAAGCATAAGGAAAGTATATCCTATCTCAAGAAGGTTAAGCTAAATGTAGAATCAATAATTAATAATAGAAAGAAATGAGTCCGAAGGATAAAGCAAAGGAGTTAGTAAATGATTACTACGTTCTATTCAGTATGCTATTAGAGAATACTATATCTGAGTACGAGGCATCTAAGTGTGCTTTATCAGATGTAAAAAATACAATAGAAGCTCTTAAATTTCATAGCTGGCAGAATAGAAATGAAATAGAATACTATGAAGAAGTTAAACAAGAACTAAAGAAATATGAGTAGCATACTATACGACATGATACTAATGGAGGCTGATAAGATTAGCTTCCTTAAACAAAAAGACCTGGAGCTATACTACAAGGATCACACTGGCGAGATAGTTCCATTGGCAGAAGCGTACTCCCCAGAAGTACAGGAAGTCCTTAAACAACTTCTTAAAAGAAAGCGCATGAGATATTTCATTACTTTTGCCGAAGGGCTTGACGTAATGGAAACTCTAAGCAAATCCACAAACAAACTCACATTGCTCTTCGCAAAGAACATGGGGTACGATAATAAAATAAAGGATTGGACTATAAGAGATTTACATGGATCATTAGGCACTAACATGAAATTCATTATTAAATCATTAAAGATTTTATGCGAAAAGGATGTTATTCGATTCACAGTAAAAAGAAACAAAAGAACATACATGGTTAATCCAGTTTATTTCTACAGAGGGTCAATTAAAAGTTTATTTCTCGCAGTGAAGAAGTATGAATCAGAGTTCCCGAAAAGAGGAATCGACTTAAAAGAAATTATATGAACGTAATTAAACACACTAAGAATATCCACGAGATAAAGTTAGAGGGTATGGATGTGAAGATAGCTATGCTGTCGGATATACATTGGGATAATCCTAAGTGCGATTGGGACTTGCTTAAAAGAAATTTAGATTATTGCGTATCAGAGAATATCCCTATTGTTTTCAATGGGGACTTTTTTTGTTTAATGCAGGGGCAGGGAGATCGAAGAAAGAATAAGTCTGATATTCGCCCAGAGCATAACAACGCTAAATACCTAGATAGCATAGTTGAGACAGCTGTAGAATGGTTTACTCCATACGCACATCTTATGACTGTTATAGGATATGGTAATCATGAAACAGCAATTATCAAGTGGCAGGAGACAGATATACTACAACGATTTGTAGACTTGCTTAACTATAAATGTAAGTCCAATGTATATACAGGAGGCTATGGTGGATGGATTAATTTTAATGTACTTGCTCGTGGGGCAACTTACTCTTCTACAAAACTAAAGTACTTCCATGGATCAGGAGGCGGTGGTGTAGTAACTAAAGGAGCATTAAACCTTACTAGGGCATTAGAAATGTATGAAGGATTTGATGTATTCTCTATGGGACATATACACGAGAATAGTTGTCGTAATGATGTTAGAGATACTGTAGTTTGTTCGCCTAAGACAGGATTTAAAAATGTATTAAAGGAAATGCATCTTATGATTACTGGAACGTATAAGGAGGAGTATGAGGATGGTAGCAAAGGATGGCATGTTGAGAGAGGTGCGCCACCTAAACCTGTAGGAGGAAGAATACTTACTATAAGTCATAAAAGAATACGTAAAGATGATTCTGATATATTAGTGAAACAAATAGATAGTACTAAATTTCCGTTATGAGAATCAATCCGCAGATAGAAGAGATGTGTAATGTCGTTGAGATGTTCTTAATGGTTAAGAAGCAGGCATCTGTTAGGATAGTATTTGATGATAAGGATAAAGAGGAGCATCATATAAAATTACTACACCAGGCGTATGATGTTGCGGTAAATTTTTTCACTCTTGGTAGATAATTGTGTTATTATATTTTTTATATCTTTGACAAAAATAATCTTATGGCAAACTTAAAAAAAGCATTAAGCGCAGCAATTAACAAAGCTAAAACAATTAAAAAAGATCCACCTAATACTCCTTTTCAATCTTATATGAAAACTAAAGGAGCTACTGCTGCTGATACATCCGCTAATACACCTTATAAAGCTGGTAAGGCTACGGCTAATAAACCTCTTTTAAATAAGGCTTATGAATTGACTTATGGTCAAGATTATAAGAGTTCTGATGTAGCGAATCCTCATGGAGCTTTTGATTCAGGAAGAAGAGGTAGCAATTCTGGGTATAATAGTATGACTAGTCAAAGATCTGCTTACGAGAAAGAAGTAGCTAAAGCTAAAAAAAATAAATAATCTTATGAAAGATAAATATTGGGCTTCTAACCCAGATAAGAACGGAAGCTATACAGACAAAGGAAGAGTAGAGGGAAGGCCTGCTGCTCAACCTGATTTTAAGCAAGATATGAATATTGATAAGCCTAAGATTAAATTAACACATGTAAATTCAAAATCTAAATTTTCAAACTAATGGAAACAGGAAAAAACACAAAACAAGTTTTCTACACTAAGAGTAAAGGAGACAAAGGTAATAGCTCAGTAGGTACTGAATCTAATTCAAAGCCAGGGCCATTTAAACTTCAAAAAGAAAACTCATCTACTAAATACTGTAAGTACTAATGAAAAGAAATGCGTTAAAAAAAGCTATGATGGTTACAGAATATCCTGGAACAATGGCTGAAGAAAAGTACTCTTCTAAGAAAGCTGAGGCTAAACACGAGAAAGGTGAGTCTAAGAAAAAAGAGAAGAAAGAAGACTTTATGTCTAGGTTTAAAAAGAAAAAATAATGGATAAACCTAAAAAATTAAAAGAATTAGTAGCTAATGCTTATAACAAAGCTACAGGCAGAAATGTATCTACTATTTCTTCTGAGTTTGATGGTAAAGAAGTTGAAGGAAAACGTATTGAATCTAAAGGAGGTAAAAAAGTAAAAGAAGTTTACAGTATGCCTGGAGGAGGAAAACGTGTAGAAAAAGAACGATACAATCAAGCTGGAAATATTGTATCAAGAAAGATAAGAGATACAAAAATAAACTAATGTTGAATAAAACTTCAGGCATAGATCCTAAGCTAATTAAAAAGGCTTACGATAAGTACGACAAGATGAAGAAGAATAAAAAGAAGTCTGATACAGGCTATTATACTTCTGATGACATAGCAGCTAAGCAATCGGAAGCATACACAAGAGATAAAGGATATTAATATCAATTAAGCTCACTAAATACGGTGGGCTTTTCTTTTGTCCCGAATATTTGCTAAATTTGTGACATGAGTAAAAGAAATAAAGAGATACTCGATATTCGCACAGATGAATGGAAACCTTCACACGCAGAATTTGAGTACCCAAAACCATTTGTAGATTGGATCAATTCAATCAATAGTGGATGGCAGAATAAAATTTATCACGAGCCATTTGAGATATACTGTAGGCAAGCTGACCTATGGCTTCAGGATGATTCCGATATACTAGACTATGATACAGAAGACGACCAGATAGAATGGTTGCTACGAGAGATACAGCGATGTAAGGATAATACGCTATTCTTCTGTAATAAGTACGGATATATCAAAGAAGATAGGTCTGAGAATGGTATGCTATTATATCAAGCCTGGGACGCTCAGAAAGTATTACTATTCTTATTCGACTGTGGTTATTCACTAATGATCGGTAAAGCACGACAGATTGGTTTTACCACTACGATGTGTCTAGCAGGAATGAAGCGTGTAAACTTCAATAAATCATATTTCATTAAATTTGTTACACACTCCAAAGATAAGGGCGTGGAGATATTTAGAGATAAGGTGAAGTGGACATACACTAAGCTACCTGATGTTATCGCTCAAGAAGTAAAGAACTGGACAGACCAGGTAATGTCATTCGATAAGAAAGGAGACAAGAAAGGTCGAGAGGATGGGGGTGCATCACGCTTCCAGGTAGATACTCCAGCTGTAGATGCTATAAATGGTGGATCTCCATCAGCGGTATTCATTGATGAGATTGGTTTATTTGAGATATTTGGTGAGATGATGAGGGAAGGTAGACCAGCCTTATTTAAGTACAATCCTGAGACTAAGAAAATGACTATGCAGCAACAGTTCTTAGCATGGGGTACAGGAGGAGAGATGGATAAAGGAGGCTCTGTATTTGAGTCTGAATTTAAGATGTGTCTTAAACAATGGAAAGAAAAAAACTATGACTATGGTATTATACCTCTATTCTTTAATGCTTACGCAAGGCGAGGCGTTAATGATGCTCACATTAATAATGAGAGAAAGGCTTATTTAGCACTTGAAGGGACAAAAAAGGGGGATGTAGCGAAGGTTCAGTTTCATCAGCATTATCCTATCACGATAGATGACATGTTCCTACGTAAATCACGTACTTTAGTGCCTATTCATACCTGTAATCAGCGATTAAATGATATTTATGGTATGGATAAGCCGTTAGAATACGGTTATTTTGAGCCTATACTAGATTTAAGTAGGCCAACACCTGATTTATTGACTGAATTTAAGATTATAGGAGCTAAATGGGTGTCAACAGGAGCAAGGGAGGACGTATCTACATCTGCTGTTATCATTCATCACCCTCCAGCAGGGGAGAAATGGAAGAATAGGTGGTATCAAGGGACTGACCCCATCAACTCTGAGACAGGACACTCTATGATGTGTAGTGCTATATGGGATTCATTGACGAATGCTGTATCATCCGTAGTCTTCCACAGAGATAGGAAGTTTAAGCAGACGTATCTACAGGTTCTGTTGCAGAGTTTGTACTATGATCAGATAGGAAGAGGTGGCGTTAAGGAATTAGTAGAGAATAACATTGGGGATATGCATATTGACTTTCAGGAGATGCATGGATTCAAGACTAAGTTTACTGCTAACGCTCAGTTGCCAGAATATTTCCATACGCATGGTGGTAAATGGTTTGGTATATCGAATAAGGCTAATACAGCACCTAGGATTATGGCTAAGCTGGAAGAGATGCTTGAGGCGTATAGTAATAACATTGATATTCCTTGGTTGTGGGAGCAGTTGAAGACTTTTGTGGAGAAAGATTTAAAGAGCCAGACAAGTCATAGGCAAACGAGGTATCAGGCAGCTGATCCACGATATGATTATGATGATGCTATATTCGCTATAACCTTTGCTTACATAAATAGTATTGCTCACGCCAGGTATGAGCCTGAGAATATAAAAACTGAAGGTGGGATAACTAATGTTGAGATACGATTTGTCCAATCGAAAGAAACGAATTACAGAATGAAGAAGGCAAGAGTTGATAAGGCGACAGGTAAGATTCTAAAGATATTAGACTAATAACTGATACTGAGGAATAATAACTTTATCTTTATTGAATCCTATATCTTTATTAACCCATATTATACCATCTTCAGATTCTATTTCTTTTTTGTATTCATTTACAAGTTGAAGAAACAATTTCATTTCTCTTTTGTTTAGTAACTTATGGGATAAGCATTGGTATCTATGGAAGTCATTGTATATCCCTTTCTTAGCATTATACCAATACAGGTGGTATTCTGTTTTTCTTCTTTCATGTTCAAAAGCAGCAGACACAAATGACTTAGTAATAAAGTGATCTGTTTTATTATCTATTACCTGTTTGAGTTTATTACTCGAATAAGCTGAAGTTGTACTCATCTATTCTATTGTTTAGCATTAGAGTAGATTCCGTATCAAAATATTTAGTTTCTATTACTTGATATGAATCATTTTCCTCGTTAATCCAGCAAAGATATGATTTTCCAATTTTTAAACTAGTGTTTTTCTCAATTATTTTTTTATATATACTTAATTGTAGTGAATAAGTGTTGTATTCGCACTCTTCTAAGTGATTTAAGCCATTAATCATCTTAGCCTTATACTTACTCTTCATATTGATTTCTTTGTTCGTCTTATAATCCCATATTTGAAGCTCATCTTCTTCTATATTATAGAACAACTTATCAAGCATTCCACATACGCCATAGGTATCATCTCCTACTACAAGCTCTGCTCTCACCAAAGCCAGGTTATCCTTATAGTCAGCATGAAACTGATGTAACATTTTATATAGCTTATCTGTTACGATAGGATCAGGTTTATATCCTTTACTTTGAAACATAAGCTCAGCGCATTTATGAAGCTCTGTTCCTTTTACTTGAGATGTTATTCTCTTATCATCCCACTCAGCTATTACATCATTGAAAGTTCTTCCATCACGAACAGCCACTTTATAGGCCATGATGTCTGTCTCAAACTTCTTCTTATATCTTCCAATAAGTTCTGTTGTTGATACACATCTTTTAAAGTTAAGGTAATAAGAGTGATCTTCTTCATTGAAGACTACGTTGTTGAACTTGTTAAGCTCAGTTACTAATTGATACATATAAAATTTTTTGAGCCAAGACAAAGAATCGAACTCTGCGTACTCCGACTTAAAAGGTCGGGCTTTACCACTAAGCTACTTGGCTATAAAAACACGCTCCTAAGCATTCTACTCCCAGCACGAGGAATTGTATCTAACTTAGCCCGTTACTCACCGCTGTACAGGTACTTAGGTTTACGTGCTTATTGTAGTCAGGACAGGACTCGAACCTGTTGCTGATTGTAGTGCGTTTACCCTTCCGCCACCTGACTATGTGCAACTTTTAATATGACCGAAAGAGTTGCCAACTTTGCCTGACTTACGATTCAGGAACTAGAGTGTGCGTTAGCAAGTAAACTGTCCTTACACATCGCCTTAGTTGACCTACGACCCCTTGTACTTCGGGGACAATCTCATTTACCTCATCAAGTAATTCTTGCATAGCCATCTCAGCTTCTAAATCATCTGATTGAGGAACAAATCTATTCGCTAGAAAATACTGATACACACAATCCTCTGGCATATCAATCTCTTCTAACTTATATCCTAATGCCATTCTGTTGTATGCCATCTCCTTAGCATCAATAACTGTATAAACTTCTCCAGACTTAATCCAATACTTAGCAGGAAAATCCTTCGGCATACCTTTATCGTTTTTACATACAACTTTATAACTCATAATTCTTAGGGTTTAAAAAAGGGAGCTACTAACCTTCACTCCCTTCTCAACAAAGTAAAATCAAATGAAATCATCATCCATTCAAAGCGAGACAAAGTTATTAAAGTTTTTTTAATCGAAAAATATTTTAACACTTTTTTAGAAATAACTTCTGAAAGAGAAAAAAAAGAAAAACAAAGAAAAAAGTTTAATAAGAAAAAAGAACCAAAAAAGAATTAATCAAAAAAGAAAAACGATTATATATATTCGTATATATATAAATATATATACTCTATACATAATCTAAAAAGAAAAAAAAGAGAAAAAGAAAAAAGAAATAAAAATAAAAATTAAATCATAATAAATTATAATTTAATCTTAATCTTTATTCCCAAAAAAAACATATTTAAAATTTTTTATATCTTTGTCAGGATTTAACACAGTGTTAAGTTTTTTAATTAACAACACAGATAGAAATATCAGTGACTAAATTTTTTTATTATGAATTTTAATTACAAATTACCAAGAGTTCAAGAGTTAGATAGTATCTCTGTCTTGAATGCACCAACAGTTGCAACAGATGTAGTGTTAGCTAACGGAGTATTAACAGTTAAAGATGCAACAGGAGCTAATGCAGTTGTTCTTAAAGCATGTGACTTGTTAGGGTTTCGCTATGATGCAGCTAACCTTACTGGAACTCCTAACGTAGTAGATGTTGATTTAACTACTGCTGTACTTGTTGCTAACAACATTTACTCTTTGACAATTTCTGCTCCTTACGTACAAAACTTCTTTGGAGGTGGTCAAGAGACTAGAGCCGTTTACATCCCTCGTACTTACACAGTTTCTGTTGATGCTACTCCAACTGTAGCTGAATTACAAGCTGCTTTTGTTGCTCGTATTGCTGCTGATCCATCTGCATACTTTACTGCTGCTTCTGTAGCTGGTGACATTGTTCGTATCACTGCTCTTTCTGCTTTAGCTGGTCCTTTATTTGTTGAAATCAATGTACCAGGAATTACTCCTGCTATGATTACTAGCTCTACTGCATGGGTAGCTCCAGTTGGAACTGTTACTGAAGTATTAAGATACTTTCCTAATGCTGCTTTAGTTACTGGTCCTGTTTATAATCGTTACATTATCTTACACCGAAGTGTGATTCGTCACAATGCTGTATCTGGATTAGGTGTAATCAGAAATGCTACTTCTTTAGTTTATTTAAATACTGCTGGAGCAAATACTGCTGCTACTGTAACTAAGTTAACTTCAATCTTGAATGGTTCATGGGCTGTTGCTTCTTTAGCTCAGGCTGCTAATTACCAAGGTTGTCCTGCTGTATAATTAAAAAATTATTATCTTTGTGGGGTAGGGATTAATTTCTCTACCCTTTTTTATTAAATTTATGGCACAAAAAGAAGTTGAAATAGTGCTTTTTGGTTTAGAGTCAGGAGATGATCTAAGAATAGAATATCCTGAATTAGCTCAGATAGATGAGTTTAAGAACCTTAAAGCAAAAGAAGTAAGACTCTGCTGGTTACTAGGAAACAGAACAAGTCCTTTGTACAAGTTGAGCGACAAGAGAGAGAGATTGAGTAGAGCTTTAGAGATTGTTTTTGGTAAAACGTATCAACAACAAAGGAATCTTAAAGCATTGATAGATGGTGATATACCTGTAGAGATTAGAGAAGCCATTAAAAAAATGGAAGAGTTTAATCCAGAGTATAGACTACGAGCAAAGCTACTTAGTGAATATATGTTTGAGATGCTCAATGAGATGGTGATGGTTGGTTCTTCTGAGTTAGCTTCAATGGAAGTAGATGAGAAGAAAAAATATACTGACTTACTTGTGAAGATTCATGAAGAGCTACCTGATATGGTAAAACGACTAGAGACTTCATACGGTGTGAAAGTTAAAGATAGAAAGACGAAGAAAGAGATCCTTGTTAAAATAAATGATGTACTACGATGAGTTACATGTTCAGTCAAAATAGAGTAAGACCTAATAAACTTACTAGAATAAAAGATAAAACTTACCATAGAGATTATGCTAAGTATGTTTTGTCTTCAATGAGTAATTTCCTTTACAGACAATTTATAAATAAATGTATTGTAAACTGGTCATTCTTTAGAGGTCAAGATGGACAATGGATATTTGATGAAGATGTAGAGGCTTTCTTCCTTGATGAATCAGGAGACATCCGTAACCGTTTGAAATGGACTAAGAACGTAATCAAGCCAATGGTACAACAATACATTGGTAATGCTATACGATTAGGATTCGATGCTAAGGCTACTTGTATCTCTGATTTTGTAATCAATAAAAGAGAAGAAGAAATCAAGAAAATAAGAGTTCTTCAAAAGATAGCAGATGAGTTTCCATTCTTTAAAGATATAATCAAGGAGAACTCACCAGTACAGGATGACGCTGTGACGACAGAGGAGCTGTTCTACAACACTTTCGTTGAGGAATACGAACAAGACATCAATAACCTTATAGAATACATCGCACAGGAGATAAATATAGATGAGTTAAAAGTACAGATTACTCGTAACTTGGCTATTTGTGGATTAGGTATCTATAAAGGATATGAGTTGAATGACAACTACATGGCTAAATCCGTTAATCCATTATTCTTTTTGTGGGATATGTCAGCTACTAAACCTGATTTATCAGATGCTGAACACATGGGAGAATGGTACTACATGGATGCTCCTAGTATCTATGAAACGTATGAAGACTTAACTAAAGACGAAAGACTATTAATTGAGGAGTACGGAAAGAACAATAGGTCTAATATCATGCATAAGATCGTTAATGGTATCTACATGCAGCCTGGTGGAAAGATTCCTGTTTATGAAGTATATTGGAAAGACGTTGAAAGAAAAGAATACGGATGGGTGATGGATGATTTTGGTTATCCACAATACACCATGATTAATGATAGTGACTCTAAGTATAAAGACAAAGACTTGATAGAGCCACAAACAGAAGCACATAAAGAAGAATTAGGAAAGAAGAAGAAACACACGATCTATGTAGATGTCATGAGATACGCTATTATGATTCCTGCTGAGGAGTTAGGTAGTGCTGATGGAGACATTATATTAGAGTGTGGAATATTACCATACCAAGAAAAGAATTTATATGAACCATCGAATGTTAAATTTCCGTACAAATGCTATACGTGGGTATATGATCGTGGAGAAGTACTTACGCCTCTTGATGATGTCATAGATCCACAAAGGTTCTTAAATAGAACATTGTCTGTAGTAGAATCTCAAATGTCAAACATGAGGGGTACTGGTACTGTAATATCTAAATCTGCTGTAGACGATAGAGATGGAGAAGCTGACGTAATGAGAAACATCAATGCATCTAAGCCAATCTTTGTAGATACAGATAGAGTAGGTTCAGTACAGAATGCTATTGGTACTTATGGTACAAACATTGGTCAGGGGACACTACAAATGTTCCAGGCAGTACAAACTATTCAGCAATCAATTCAAGACGTTACAGGTGTTAATGAAGCGATGACAGGAACTCAGGGAGGTGGAGATATGTTAGTAGGTGTAGTAGAAGCTCAAATTCAAAGAGGTTCATTAGTTCAAGAGCCTTTCTATTGGGCCTTGACATCTATATTAAAACAAGCATACGAACACATGGCTACTGTAGGTAAAGCTGTTTACTTTGACAATCCTCGTAAGTTAGCTATGATGGTAGGAGATAAAGGATTACAGAACATTACTCTTACAGAGGATCACTTATTACAGGACTATAGAATATTTATCAAGCGTTCTGAATCTGCTGAGGCAGGAGTAAACGCAGGAAATCAATTACTATTTACTTTGTTGCAAGCTGGTTTAATAGACCAAGTAATTTTCGCTAATCTCTTTAATAGAGCTAGCCCAGATGTCATCGCTAGAGAATTAAGAAATTACAACAGACTTAAAATGCAAGCACAATCTATGGCTACTCAAGCACAACAGCAAGGAGTGGAGCAAGGATTACAGCAACAAGCACAGATGCAAGATCAGATGGCTCAACAACAACAAGCGGCTCAACAGCAGCAAATGGGCATGGAGCAAATGGCACATCAGCAAGAAATGGAGAAGATTGCAGTGAAGGAAGGAGCTAAGAATGAGAGAGAAGCAGCTAAGTTAGCTGTACAATCTCAAGAAAGTTTACCTCCTCAATAATGATATATGAAAAAATATGTTAATTTTGAACTAAAATAAATACGTATGATTGACAATTCGGAAGATTTTGTTAATGACGACTCAACATCAGGGGGTGAATATACCCCCGAAATGGAGGATCAGATTAGACAAATAGAAGCGTTAGCAAGCATGGATGCTTCCTTCGCAAACTCGCAAGAGTACAAAGACTTGATGGCCGCAAAAGAACAAATGAGCAGTCAGTCAAGCGAGACAGATGAGGATGAAGAGGATGAGGACGAAGATGAAGAGTATGATGAAGACGTTGATGATGTCTTTGGAGTTACTAAAGAAGCTAAAGTAGAGAAAGAAGTTCAGTTAACTTTTGAGCCTACTAAGGAAATGCAAAAATTCATTGAGTCTAAGTACGGAGTAAAAGACGTAGCTAAATTCTTTTCTTCTGCTGATACGTGGAGAAATCAAGCACAGGAAGTGTCTGATACTAAACGTGAGCTTGAATTATTGACATCTGATTTACAAGCTATGCCACCTGAAATTAGACAGGCAGTTAACTTGTGGGCTAATGGTGATGATTACACTAAGGCTTTTAATCAGAATGAAAGACTGGACTTCTCAAGCGACTTTAGTCGCCAAGACCCTGAGAACCTTGTTCAGCACTATTTGAGTGAGCAGTATGATGAGTTATTAGAAAGGCTAGAAAATGGCAAGATTGATGATGACGAATTTGAAGATCGCTTAAAGATGTTAGCAGGCTCAACTAAACGAATGTTCAATACAGACAAACAAGCGTTAGATGAAGAGCGTGAGCAATTTACTCAACGTCAGAAGAATGAATTTCAGATGACAAAAAAGAGTGCTTTGCTTTCCGTAGAAAATCTAAGTAAGGCTTACCCTAACTTCAGTAAGACCGAAGTCGCAAAGATTAGGAATATCTTGGTTGAGGGGAAGATTGATAATTTGTTTACAAAGGCAGATGGCTCGTACAATGAAGATGCAGCAGAATTAGTTGCATACGCTGTGTACGGTAAGAAGATGCTGGAGTCAGTTAAGAAAGTGGCAGAACGTAGGGGGGAAAGTAAGGCTAATCAGCGAATAGTTGATACAAGTTCTAAACAACTTAGAAAGCAAAAAGTATCTGGGAACGAACAGAACTTCAGCTCAAAAGAAGTGCAGCACTTATCATCAATGTTCAAAAATGATCCTTACGCTTAATATTTTGTAAAACCGTTTAATAATTAAATTATGTCTTTGTACAACGAAACAAGCGCAAGATTTTCGAATCAGAACTACAACTCCGTTGGGTCTGAGTATGCTAACTTGTATGGTCACGACATCTCATTGTTGGTCCAAAAATTAACTAACAGAGCTATCTTTGATGCTGCTCCACAACAGTTCATGGATTTGAAACTTATGAACATGATTCCAGCTGAGACTGTGAACTCTGATGAGTATTTCTTCCAAGAAATGGGCTACCAACGTGAGCCTCTTCAAATAACAGCTGTATCTGCTTCTGTATCTTATCCAACTACGCAAACTTTAAATGTTGCGTCTGTAGATAATATCTCTACTAACACAATCATCTCTTATCCTAACGGACAAAAAGGTAGTGTTATTGCTGTTGATACTTCTTTATTAACTGTAACTGTTTCTCCTTACAATGGTGATACTTTACCAGCTGTTGCTATCGGTGATGTATTGGCTAACGTATCTACAGTAGATCATGATGGTTCTGAGGGATTTGCTCAGTATTTTCGTGCTTCTACAATCGAGCGAGTTAACTACGTACAGTTGTTTAACAAAGCTATCCGTTACTCTGAAGTAGAACTACACAAGTTGAAAAACATGGGTACTACTGCTAACTTCTTAGAGATGGAGCGTAACGCAATGTTTAACCAACACAGAATTGATATTTCCAATGCACTTTGGACAGGTCAAAAAGGTGAGGTTGTAACTGCTAATGGTACTCCTGCTAAAACAACTGGTGGTATATTTACTTCTATGGTTGAAGCTGGATCTCCTAACGCTGTAGCTACTGCTTCTACTTTGGTAGATGCATTTGAGGATATGGTATTGTCTTCTGAATTTGGTGATTATGGACAAGCTCGTATGGCTTACATGACTCCACGTATGCATCGTATGTTGTCTCTTGCTTACAAAGAAGAGTTGACACGTTATGCTCCAAATGATGAGATCGCATTGTTAAACTTGAAAGAGATTAACCTTGGATCATCTCGTATCGTTCTTGTTCCTTACAAACGATTTGAGGATGCTGCATCATTCCCTGGTTCATTTGCTAACAGAATCGTTATCGCAGATATGAAAAATATCAAAAGAGTACAACTTTGGGGTGAGCGTTCTGGAGATACATTGAAATTAGAGGATGGAGTTCCTAAACGTTACGGTGATGTATGGGTAGATTGCAACATGGGTGTTAAATTTAACAATCCATTAGCATGTGCTTATCTTGATGTAACAATCTAATAGATATATATATGAGGGGAGTTCGCTCCCCTTTTATTTACTTATTAAAATAAAATAATAAAAATGGCAATTAAGAAAAAAGAAGAGGTATCATCTAAAGTTGAAGAATCAAACATTGAGATGTTATCCACAGAAGAGCAAAACGATGCTCCAGTAAATTTTGAAGTAGAATTATTTGAAGAAGAGAAGACAAAGAAAGAAGAGGCTACCTTTTCTTTATCTGCTGTTCAGAAGATGATGAAGGATGCTGAGGACCGTATGATGAATATGTTTAATTCTCAGATCAACAAATTAAAATTAAACAAAGACAGAGAAGCATTAGATGATGATTTAGATTACGTTAATGAGTTACAGGAAGATTGGTTAGAGAATCCTGTTGTATTTTTTGCTTTCTCTTATCAGTTTTCTATTCATGGAGATAGAAGAAGAGGAATGGAAGAGATACCTCCACATGGAGCTATTAAATTTAAACCTGTAATCAGAACGAAAAGAAAGAAAGGAAAAGAGACACAAGTTATTTCTGTATCTTCAGTGATTATACATTCTAAAGCTGTAGTTGATTATTTACGTAGTCATACTCAGTACGGAATATTATTCTTTGAAAATGTAGAATCTGCAATGAATGTTGATGCTACTTGGGCGCAAAAGATGGTTGAAGCACAAACTTCTATCTCAAGATTATCTGATGTTCAGGTTATCTCAAGAGCGCAACAAGAGGGATTACCTGTTACACAGAGTCCTGAGAACATGCGTAGACAACTTGTAGAGAAGATGGCTAAGCGTTCTGTTGAGCAACATGAAAAAATGTTGTACGGAAGTATTCAGAGATCTATTGTAGATGCTGGTACAGGAAGAAGTATAATTGAAAAAACTATAGGCTAATATGTTTACAGCGTTAGAATTAAGAAACCAGTTAAGATTTGCACTAGATGCGGAGGATTCAGATCATTACAGAGATGATTTAGATATTATACCTGCTATCAATGCATCTATTAAATGGTTGACATCTGTCGTTAATTCTGCGTATGGTCAAGACAAAATAGGCGAGGAATTTTTTAGAGAATTATCAACCTCTGGGGTGTTTCGTACAAGTAACACCTCAAGGGTTTCTCTAGCTATATTTCCATCAGAGGTATGGTCTATATTGGCTATTTATCCAAACCCTGTAACAAGCGTTATATCTGGTATTCCTGCTCCAGTTACACCTGACTCTACTAGAAGTTATTTATTAAACAATAAACTTCATGTAACAGCTGAGACATCTTGTAAAAGATTAAACTTAGAAGAATGGGCCACTAACTATGGTAATCCATTTGAAGCAGGATATGAAGGAAATCAAATATGTGAGGATTTAAAATTATACGCATATTTAACTCCTATAAATTATCAACAAACATCTTCGTCATTTAGGACGCAAGAGTTAGAAATAAGACCTTCTCTTTCTAATAAAGAAGTAACTATTTTTTGGGCTAAGAAACCACCTCAAATTGTGACATTAGCAGATGAGATTAGTTTCCCTCATAGTGTATTTCAATTATTATTTGATAAGGCATTGAATTATATCGCTTACAAACAAGGCGATCAAACAAATCTATTCGGTGTTACTTCTCAAGATATTAACCAACTATTAAACGTATTGTAAGATGACGTATAGATATGTAGTATATGACCTTCAGAAAAACTTTAATGCAACATTTGATGATGCTGATTTTACATTCAATCAGATATTGTATTGGGTGATGGTTGTAGCTAATAGATTAAGAGTTCAGCAAACAATGGCTACTAACTCTGATTTATTCACTTCTACATTTGATGACGTTCCTGTTCTTACAGATGCTAAAGGAAGAAAATACATAGACTTACCAGAGCAGGTAATGGATTTACCTAATAATGCTGGTATTGTTTATATTACTTATAACGAAGATACTTGTAATTGTAGTGGACCTGCATTTGCTCAAGTTTGGTTTCAAGGAGTTAATCTTGGAAATGTACAACACTTATATTTAGACACTTATACAACACCTAGTTCAATACGTCCATACTTCTATAGAGTAGGGCATAAGGTTGATGGATCAGGAGTTAATAGACTTTACTTACTAGGAATCGAATGTGCGCCAGTTAAATCTGTAGAGATAGCTATTAAATGTAGTTTAGACCCTAAGAAACTTTGTAATATAGATGAGGATATTCCATTACCAGACGAGATGGTTCAGGATTTGGTAATGCAAGTACTTCAGTTAGGTAAGTTTATTATGTTAATGCCTAAAGAGGTTACAAATGAAGGAGAAGATGAGGCTGAGTTAAACACTCAGATGTATGCTAATAGATCGGTGAATCCTCCTCAATTACAACCTTTACAACAACAACAGGCAGAATAAAAATATAGGATATGAATGCTAATGATTTCGTTTCAGTTGACCACTTATTAGCTGAGGTTACAGCTACAGTAAACGATACTGACTTTAAGAAAGGATTTAATAAGGGATGGTATATCTCAAGAATACAGGATGCTTTACAAGAGTTATCATTTGATACTTTTTGGCTTACTGTTATTCATGATTTTGAGATGCCAGAAAATTGTCAGATTCCTATGCCGCCTAACGTATTCAACCTCAGAGAAATATATGCTTATCAAGGAGAGTTATGTAATCCAAGAAGTACTCAGGTAATTTATTGGAAACGATTATTTGATAATAGATATAGTGGAGATGGATATACAGCACGAGTAAAGGATGATGGAAGTAATGGAGCTGATATATTCCAACCTAATCAAAGGGTATATACTAATAATATGCAGGGGTTTTATGGACCAAAGTATTATTACAATATAGCTGAGGGAGATGGAATAATTATGTTAAGTAAAGAATGTAGAGGCTTTCCTTTTATTAGAATGAAGTTTAACGCTATGGGTGTTCCTATTGGAGACGTTCCAATCGTTCCTAGATTCTTTGAGAGAGCTGTTGTTGATTATGTGGAGGAGAAGTTCTACAACGCTATGAAGTCTCGTGACATACGCTTATATCGTCCTCTATGGCAAGATACATTCACTAGACTAACAGACCCTAGAGATGGATCATGGAATAAGGCTAAGAAAAGAATTAAATCTATGGACACTTCTGAGAAGAACTCTATGGAGGAATACATAAGTTCTATGTATCATAAATAATTGATTATGAGTAAGTTAGATAAGAAGTTAATGAAGTGTAACTCTCCAAGAAGTACACCTGATAACGCTAAAAAATCTCATGTTGTAAAAGCATGCTCTAATGGAGTAGAAAAGATTATTCGATTTGGCCAACAAGGAGTTAAAGGATCTCCTAAGAAGGCTAATGAATCTGAGGCTTACGCTAATAGGAGAAAAAGATTTAAAGCTCGTCACGCTAAGAATATAGCAAAAGGTAAAATGAGTGCTGCTTATTGGGCTGATAAAGTAAAATGGTAAACAATATATTTCAGATGGCAGAATACAGAGGCTTAGGCGATGTAGTAAAGCGAGTTGCTGAAGCTACACGAATGGATAAAGTTGCTAACTTTGTAGCTAAGAAGATGGGAGCTAAGGATTGTGGTTGCAATGCTAGGGCAGACAAACTCAATGAGCTAGTTCCGTTTAAAAGAAAAAAACGATGAAACTATAAATTTATAGTTTTTAATTTATCATAATATGCTTTAATTGCTTCTTCGGGTGTTTTAAACCTTCCTATAGATCTATTTTTTCCATTTATATACATCCATTTTTCATATCTAATACATGTTTTTAACTTTATTTCCCTAAGAGGAATAGAAGAATAATAATGCATTGTATTTTCTCTACAAGTTACCCATTCTAAATTTTCAATTCTGTTATCTGTTTTTATTCCATTTTTATGATTTACTATTTTTTTATTTTTATTTTCTCCTAAAAAAGCAACGCAAACCAATCTATGTACTGATACTTGTTTTCCTTTTATAGTAACTCGCTCATAACCTCTATTGCTTACATTTTTTTTCATTAATCTTTTTGACTTCAATGAAAAAACATTCCCTAAGTTAGAAATCAAATAATTTTTTGCCCACGATACTTTTTCCCAAATTTCTTCCATAATAAAAAACCCTATGAATCCAGAGTAGCAGTTCTTTCATCATAGGGATTTATATAAATTTCTTAATTGTCACTGCTACCTGACACAACAAATATAATAAATAATTCGTATATTTGTTTAGTTTTTTTATAAAAAAAAAATAATATGCGTCAACAACATTATCCACACGATATAAAAACATACCAAAAAGGAATCCAATCTGATACTAATAAAGAGATATTAGGAAGATCAGAGGGAGGAGAGCATGTTGATGCATTAAATATGCGTAGTATGTCTATGGATGGTGATAATCTAGCTAAGAAAAAAATTAAGGGAGAGGATTTATTATATGAAGCATTAGACAATAGATGTTTTGTTGAGCCTATAGACTTGCCAGGAGCTGATACTTATGAGTGTATGATGACTCAAGAGGTTAATGGTCATATCATTGAGTTATGGGCCTCTACAGAGCCTTCTAAATATCCTCCGTTTATTCGTATAGATGGTCAGATTGTTTTAATGAGTGATCAGTTTCCATTTAACTTAAACTACCCTTTACAATACGATAAGAACGAAAGCTGTGTAGGTGGAGAGATATATATCACAGATAATAACGTACCTCCAATGGTACTTTCTGTTATTGATATGATGGATAACTCAGCAATGACATCTACTGGAGAATGTACTCAAAAGTACTTTGATGATTTTGATCCAGATAATTACTCTATTCCTGTAGCATCTACGATGTATAAACCTGCCTTTATTCAACAGGCTTCTGTTAGTTCTGGTGCTGGATATGATGCCGTTATAGGTACATCAGGATTAGCTGTAGGTAGTTATTCTTATTCTTATAGATTAGTTACAGGAGAAGGAGATAGAACTCCATTCTCACCTATTACAGAATTGATACCTGTATTAAGAAGAAACACAAGTAGCTTTGATCCTTATTATCCATATTCTCATAGTCATGGAGACTTTGCTAATATTGCATCTTCTACTAATTATGGAAATCACATTAGAATCAAGTATGAAAACAATGCTGATTTTTCATTCTTAGAGCTTAGGAGAGACTCTTGGTACTCAGACAGTGCTTATGGTGTCCCACCTGTTTCAGAGATCATAGGAAGCATTAATATAGGTGCAGGTCTAGGGATATTAAATATATTTGATAAGGCTGAGGCTAACTTCATTGATGCTGAGGTTTTAGATTTACAAGAACAAACAGATACTTACTCTTCTATACGTAGGGCTAAGTCTGTAAGATATTTTAATGAGAGGTTATATTTAATGAATATTGGATATAACGCTAAAGACATTAATGCAGAAGTTACATTTGTTGATGAGGCTGGTACTCCAGGATTTCCAACAATAGAAAAGATAGGTAAGCCAGGACATAAGCATCCTTATAACGCTGCCATGTTTAAAAGTAACATGAGAGGTGATAAGACTGGTTTTGGTGTAGTATTATTTGATTCATATAATAATCCATCTTATGCTGCTGAAGTACCAACCTTAACTAACTATGAGTTCCCTAATAGGAGAGATGAGATAGCTGTAGGTAGTGATACGTATGGAACATCATACAAAGGATTAGTTAAAGCTGCTAATACAGCTGGAGCTGTTACATTAACCCACGAAGTATTTGATCATTATGATGCTGTTCCTAAAAGCAATTTAGTTGACAATGATGTAAAAATATCATATCACGATGCGCCATATAGAACATTAACTCCTGTTAGTCAAGCTGATTCATCAAGCACATTAGGTATTTCTCCTAATGATAGAGTTAAATTAGCAGATTTAGGAGATCAACTTGACTACGCTCCTAGAGGATTTGGTTTAGATTACTATTCTCAAGGAATGGCAATTAAAGGATTAGATACTTATCCTTCTTGGGCTGAGGGATTTTCAGTTGTTCAAACTGATCCAGCATTACAAGTAGTAGCTCAAGGGCTAGGTTTTTATAGATTAGAAACAGCTGAAGGTTCAGGATCAAATACTTCAAAACAAATAGACAAATTTTGGGCTTATTTTCCAGATTTAGAACATAGGTTTCCAGATTTAGCAGAAGATTTATTAAACAATCCTACATCATATTCAATACAATTAGTTTCTCCATTGGGATATTTTACGGAGGTTAATGCCAGTAGGAGAAAAACATTTGAAACAGCCAGGAAAGGAACGGATATGATTACCTATGCTAGGGTTCTAAGAGAGGGTGATGATGGAACAATAAATCCATATTATGATCAATCTGGTTATTCTGGTATTCCTGATGCAGATGGTAATAGCTATGTAGCTTACGGAAGATACATGAATAGAGATACTCAGAACTCTCCTGCCTTTCCTTCTAATGACAATGGTAATAGAATATTCCCTTTAGATATAGCTACTACGGAAGTTACTACTGCTGGTGGAGGTCGTCAAACATATTTTCAAATAGCTGTAGATACCACTGACATTAATTATGCTGCAATATATAATACAGCAACGGTAGGAGCTAATACAGATGCTGATGATTCAGCACAATATGAGTGGAGAGAACCAATGTATGTTATAAATCTATACAAAGATAAAGACATAAGCTCAGGTGTAACTACTCAATATAAATATACAGGACATTACGTTAGATTTAGTTCATTAGTCCTTGAGTCTAATGGTGCTGTCAATCAATCTTCTGTATTAGTATCAGAGAGATGGGAAGATTGTATTCCAGAAATAAGTGGTCAAATTTATAACGGCTATTCAACGATAAAAAGATTTGTATATGTTGTAGATACAGATGGAATAGAGAAGAGATGGATGAATGTAACTTTTGAATCTGCTGGTGATTTAGTTATAATAGCTAATGCTTTATTGACTTTTGGTATTTTTAATGATCCAGTATTAACTAATGGATTAGATATTTACGGGATATATACAAGCACAGAGATAAATGGTGATTCAGATGGTGTTTGTAAAATTTATACATTAGTATTTAATAGTTTATTTCCTGCCTTATCAACACCTCCATCAGGAAGCAAAGTTTATGTCAAGTATGATAATAGAATACCTGTAAGAGTATTTGGAGGAGATACATTTATTAATGAATCTATTTGGGCTGTATTAGATAATAAATATAATAATTATGGAAATCCTGATGATTCTTCAAATGAATTTATTTGGAGTAATCCCTTTCCTTTTAAACAATATTTCTTTAATAATGATTTTCCTTCTGGATTTAATGGATATAGATGGTGGGAGAATACTCTAACATCTAATAAGTATGGTTATGATGAGCATCAATTTGCAGATAGTGCTGGAAGTAATAAATGTAGAATGAGACAAACGGTTACAATGTGGACTGCTGAGACACGATGTAACTTATCATTTTATTTTAATTTAGAATCACCTGACAAAGCTGTAAGCGAACAAGCGTTTCCATTAATAAACTATATACCAAGGCCTTACGAGTGGAATGATAATCAAGACCCAACAGATAGAGCAGCTTGGGAATCAGCAAATAATCTATTGTCTGAATACTACGATGACTACGGTTTTGAATGGAACTGGTGGGGACTAGGAGGATTTAGATTTTTACCTCAAGTAAATAAAGATTATTCAAAGAGTCAAACTACTACTATATATACATCAGTACCTACTGTAGGATTTAATGAACAAACAGATTTCTGTACAAGAGTTATATGGTCATTAAAAAGGCCTATCAATGCACAGAACACACCATCTGTACGTACTTTTCCTCCATCAAATGTATTTGATATATCTGATGATACAGGAGAGATTAAGTTTGCATGGAGTGCTTTATCTGGAGATAAGGGTAATAACCTTTACGCATTTACAGATAGCGGTGTATGTTTAATGATGGTAGATAAGAGAGTTATCTATGAGATTAATGCTAATGAGTTAGCTACAGCTGGCTCAAGCATAGGGGGTATTCTTAATCAATTATGGATTGATAAGAGAATAGGAATGAGTGATCAAACCTGGAGAAGCTGGGCTGAATACTCTAACACCTTATTCTTTGTTAATAATAAGTCTGCGTATATGTTTACGGACAATCAATTAACGGATATATCAAGAACAGGATTCCATGAGTTATTAAGAAGAGAATTTTTAGCTAGATTAGGCCCAGGATATGAGTCTGATTTAGTAGGTGGATATGATGTTCTTCACAATGAGTATATAATGAATGTTGTAGCAGGAGTATGGGAAAAAGATAGTCCATTCAATAAGGCGTTAATATACGGTGTAGAGCAACAGGCTTTACAATGTCAAAGTACTTATAACTATGACAAGTATCTATATAACAACAATTTATTGTATGGTATGAAGGACGCTAAGACTTTTGAGTTAGGTGTAGGTAATCAGATTGATGGAGAGGATATGGAGTGTTATGTAACAGGTGTATCTAATGCTGACTTATACTATGACAAAGAGTTCCTTAGAATACGAGTAAATTCAAATAGTAAACCTGAGAGAGTTTATTTCTATGATTCATATCAGGACTATATTATAGATAATTACACTAACTTTATTGATACTGTAGCTGTGCCATTATCTATGAAGGATTACTATGGATATGAGTGTTATATACCTAGACATCTTGTTGCCCCACATTATAGACAACAAGGAAGGGTATTGTTATTTAAGATTGTAAGTAGTGCTGATGAAGAATTTTTAGTAGCATCTACAGGTATACAATACAAGAAGTTAAAATAATTGTTAAATTTGAGGAAAAATATATCATGGGATTATTCGATACGATACTAAGTGGAGCAAAAAACACTATTGGTGCTAACCCATTAGGACTTGCTGTTGGGGCTGGTCAATCAATTTTAGGAGCAATAAAGAAGAAAAAAGCTGATGCTATGATGCCTCCACCTGAAGATGTAGGAGAAAGATCTTTATTCAATACATTACGTAGACAGCAACAGATGACATCTACTGGAACTGGGTCTATGGATAAAGTAAATGCTGCTAAAGGATCTTTAAAAACTTTAATGAAAAATTCATTTAACGCTGGAGGTCAAGTTAATCAAGGTGCTTATGGTGCAATGCTAAATCAAGCGATGGGTAATATAGCTGAACAGTCAGCTCAACAAACAGCTCAAAACTTTGCTCAACAAGGTCAATTAGTTAAGGACATGGCTAATAGAAAAGCGGATTTAACATTACTTAGAAGAAATGAGGAAAATGCTGCTGCTGCTGAGTTAACTAAGTCTGGTGGTCAAAACTTAATGGCTGCTGTTATGCCTAGTGATCAAAATTATAAAGCAGGAGCAATCCCTAAAGATGAATCAGGTGCTTATGATTTTACTAAAAATTTGTATTCTGAAAATGAAACTTTAAAAAAGAAGATGAAAGAATTAGAAGAGCAAATGAAAGCATCTAAAGTTACTACAGAATAAAGGATAACATCATGGCTAAAAAAAATATAGAAGATCCAGAAGAAGGAACTCCGAATACTCAAAAGACTAAGAAAGAGATACGTCAGGAGAGAAGACAAATGAAGTCTATCAATGCTGGTCGTGAGGAAATGGGTGGAGAAAAACTTTATTCTAAAAAAGAAATAAGAGACGTTAAGAAACCTTTTGAACCTAAAGCATCTGACCCTTTAACAGGCACAAAACAAGGCACTACTTATAATGACCCTAATGCTCTAGTTAATAAAGAGTACGGATATAAAAAAGATGGGCTATCTTCAAGACTAGGATATAGAGAAGTAATAGAAGCTACCCCTGTAACAGCTGAACAATTTACGGCTTTAAATGCTGATGACCCTAATACAGGCTCAGCTATTAAAAAAGCAATGACTGAGAAAATTGTTGCTGATCCTAAACCTACACTTCAAGAGAAAGAACAGTTACTAGCAGCTACAAATGTAGTTGAGAAAGAAATTGATACAACAGATGAGGAGATAGATAACCAAGTTAAAAAAGAAACAACAACACAGAATAATATACCTACTACAGACCCCAATGCACCAGCAGCTGTAGGGGGAAGTGGAGCAACAGTAGCAGGAATAACAGGAGCTGTCCCACCAAATCAAGAAGAATGGACATCACTTGTTACTAAAGGAGAGAACTATCAAGCACCTTCAAGAGAAGAAATATACGAGCAAGCAAGACAAGCAAAAGTTAAAGCTCCTCAATTAGTAATAGAAAAACTAGGACTTCAAGACTATTATCCTGAAGCTGGAAGAAACATTGCTGTAGGTACATTTACAGGCAGTAGGATTGGTTCTCAGACGATATATTCAGGAGCAGGAGGATTATTACCACTAGGGCTATATGACGCTAGGAAAAGGGCTATTGCTACTGAGATTAAAAAGAAGGAAGCGTTAGTTGATCAATTAAAGGAAATGCCTGATATTGCTAAACAATTTAAACCTTACTTTGCTGAAAAGCACATGGATTGGATAGCTCCATGGTTAGATGCTTTTAAAGACAAGCCAGAAGAATTAATGAGAAATACTGATTTCTTAAAAGGCCTTCGTCAACAACAATCTATAGCTGAAAACTTCCTAAAGGTAAATGAGAACTTTAAAGATCTTAGAAGCAAATTAGTTACAGCTGATGGTAAGCCTGCTGTTTGGGCCAATGAGAGAATGTTAAAGATGTTGAATAACTTTAATGCTGGTATGTTGCCAGGAGAAGTGGAAGGTTATTTTGATGGAACTAAGAATATATCTGATTTAGAGAAAAACATTAGAGAGATACCTGATGCTTATAAACAAGCTGATGAAATCGTAAAACAGTTAATGGATAAGGGAGCTATTGAAAGGGCTATAAATATGAAGACTGGAAAAAACTTTAATCCTGATGAGATAAAAGAAATGAATAGTCTTATTCAACAGTTAAAAAGCACAAGTCCTGATTATGAAACTTATGCTCAATTAAAAAGAAAATACTATGATTTTGGATATGAAAATATAGTAACAGAATGGATAGAAGGACACATGCCTGATTTGCCTAAGTCAGAGAGAGATGCTGTTATTGATTCTGTTAGTAGATATATGTTCGCTCAAATGCCTAAAGAAAGTATCATTAGCACTATAACTAATGAGGCTAATGGATATACTGAAAGAAGAGGTCAAGATTTATCTTATAAAGCTAATAAAGATAGAATTGATGCTGAGAATTGGAGATTTAATAAGTCAAGAGAAGATCACAATAGCGATACTAGGGCGCAGATTGAAGCAATGGAAGGAGGTAACCTAACTGAAACATCTTTACGTGTTACTGACCCTAAAATTGCAGCAGGTAAAACAACGAATAAAGAATATAAGGTTTGGATGATGAATCCTAAAGGAGAATGGAGACAGCAATTTGTTGCTGCTTCTGAAATAACTAGGGGTAATGAAGCGGCTGCTAAAAATGGACAATCAATGTATCTTTCAAATAAAAATGGTTCTGCGTTTAGTGTGCCTAATGATGGATATTTTGGTGTCACTGAAAATGTAGTAAGAAAGGAAGGGAATAATTATATAGGAAATCAATATGGAGTTATGTTTACTCCAGGAGAACTTAATCCAACCACAGGTGTAAGAGAATATACCCCTAATAACGTTGAGTGGAGAACAAGTGATGATGTACTTAGAACACCTAATGGTTACAATGCATCAGCTATAATTGGATATAATAATGCTGCTGGTCAAGATCCTAAATTTGGAGCTAAGAATTTAAATGCTGGAGGTGGTAAAGGATCTGATGGTCAATCTGGTTCAACCTATTCAAGCGAACCTGGCAATTAATTATTAAATTTGCATTTATAGATATAATTTTATGGCAGTTGAAGAAAACTTAATGAATACTCAGACTGGAGGAGAGGGAGAGACTGTACAGATACAGACTCAAGAACCTGTTACTCCAGAGCAATTTGATGTTAATATAAAAGCACCAGCAGAAGTAACGCCTACTGAAACACCTATAGAGCCTCCTGTTCAACGTCAGATGACAGAGCCAGAAGTTATAGGAGTTGAATCAACAGGAGGTATAGCTGATCAGGAAGCATTCCAAGGAGAAGTTCCTTCTTTACCTGTTGTAGAGCCAGTAATACCTCCATCTGATATAACAGAAGAAAATGATGAGTTTACTCCTTATGAATCTCCTATTGATGAAGAGGATCAAAATCTTCCATTTAATGATTATGAAGATCCACTTTCATTTGATGCATCTTTTGAGAATATACCAGAAGAGCCTTATGATTCAGAGTTAGATAGAATACTTCAGTTTCAAAGAAGAAATGGATTAATAGAAGAACCTTTAGATAAGGAGAAAACTGAATTTAACAAAAATAGTTTTTTTAGTGCGCCTGAAACCGATTATGAAATTTCTTCAACATCTGGACTTGATGTTAATCCTGAAAGTTTAAAACAAGTAGGAATAGATTATGATCCTACTACAGCTACTTTATCTTCTGATGAAAGAAAAGAAATAGAAAAAAACATTGAAGACGTAGAGAAAAAAGAGTTGAAACAAAATTCTCTTAATGAATATTATAGTATATTAGAAGACTTACAATCAGCTCAACAATCTTTTGATTTAGCAAAACAAGAAAAAAGAAAAGGAGATTTTTCTGATTTAAGAAAGAAAATAAATTCTTTAGATAAGCAACTTAATTCATTAAGTAAGAATGAGTATGTTAAAGAAGAATTAAAAGCTACTAAAAAAGAAACAAGGTACGCACATAAGAAGTCTTTTAAAGGGCTGTGCATGAATAAAGACTCTCCCAGTTATGGATCTCCAGGTCCTTGTTTACCTCCTGCTCCAGAAGGTGAAAAAGATTATACTTATTATCCTGACAAGTGGGTTGTTAAAGATCCATTTGATTTTAGAAAAAATACTATTGCTAAAAATGTATTTAATGATAGAATACAATTTGATGGAGACAAACAAATAGGTGGAAGATATGGAGATAAAATAAAAGATAATACTACCGCTATAGTTGCTGTATTAGATTTATTTGCAAGAGAAGGCACTATAGAAAGATATATGTCTAAAGAAGGGTTAAGTAGAGAACAAGCAGCAGCTAAACACACTAACAGTATCATCTCTCAATACAACATGAAGCCTAATGAACTTATGGCTATTGATAAGATATTAAGAAGTTCTGTTAATTGGTCAAGATCTAACGATGGTAAAGAACAAGGAAAGTTTAAAGCGGCTTTATTGCCTAACTGGGGAATATTACCTCCTGTTACCGTCACTTTAGATAATGGTCAAAAAGTAACTTTATTTAAAGATATTCAAGAGAACGATGATCAGAAGAAAAGAAACAAAAATGGATATGGTATAAGTTCTTGGAATAAAGATAGTTTTCAATATAAGACTTATGATATAAAAGCATCAGATAGCGATCCGTATTTTATACCGCCAAGAACATTAAGTTATTGGGAAAAGTACGGAATGACTACTACTGATGACCAAGGCAATGTAGTAAGATCTCCAGGTAAATTTAAAAGAAGCACATTTAACCTTCAAAAAAGATTATTAAGAGCATTAGATGAAAATGGAGAACCATTTTTAAAAGGTGATGACCCTTTCTTTGGTGTTGGTCTTACTGGTGTAATGGATGATTCTACCGCAGATGCTCAAAAAAGATATTTAGCTAGTCTATCTAAAAAGAGTAAGGAAGACACTAGAATAGCTGAAGAATTGCAAGGTAGTGTATTTGTTAATGGTGAAGAATATAAAGTAGGAGCTAACAATCCTTTTTATGAATTTAATCAAACAGGTAAAGTATCTAATATTACTTACGGTAAAACAAAGTTTAAGGACACTCCGTTTAATACGTTTAAAAATGTTGAAGAAGTTGAGAAATGGGCTAATAAGAATTTATCTACTTATATTAAACCTATCACTGGAATAGATGTCAACTTGATTAATCAAAGTCAAGGAGACTTTAAAGATTACATTGAAGGAATAGGATTAGGAATAACAGTTAAGCCTTTAGGTTCTACTCTTTTTACAGGAGGAGATAAAGACCTGTATGAAAGAGCTACTATTTTTGACATGGATAGAGTTCTTTTAATTGCCCCTAAAGGAACAATGGTTAGTAACCTAGAGATAGATTTAGGAGAAGATAGCGAGCAAGATAAAGATAGAGTAGCTAAATTGAAGTCATGGTTAAGTGGAGTTCAAGAAACTCCTGCTCAAAAATATGTATATGACTGGATGGCTTATAACGATCCTGTAAACGCATTTACTAAATTAACTCAAAGAGAAGTAGCTAGAAACAATCAATCTTTATTTTATTCATTTGATAAAAAGGGCAATCCTATTTCTGTATCTTTTGGTAAAGGGTTTGAGGGAGAATCTATATACGCACCTAACACTAAAAAATTAAATACTAGTGAGTTTACTGATTTCTTACAGAATGAACAAGATGAATTAGGTAAAAAACTTGAGGTACTTACTCAAAAATCAAAGCAATATAACGAAGCTGTAACACCAGATTTACAGAGGTTAGAAGCTATGAAAAAAAGCACAAGAGATCAACAAAAGAAACTAGCTTCTGAAATAGACTTACTTGAAAAAGAAAGAGATTTAATGGGTGATGATGTATATACCCAAAAAGTAACTCAATTATCTAATAAGATAACTGAACTACAAACAAATCTAAATACCTCTATTACAAATGCTAATAAAGCTATACAAGGTAATAAAGGATTATACGATAATATTACAGCTACAGAAGCTGAGGTAAATCAAACTATGGCTCAATTAAAGGGAGTTCAGAAAGATATAGAGTCAACTTATGCTGCTGTAGTACAAAGTGAAAGAGCTAATTTTGAAGGGCCTAATACTGTTGTAGGTTCTCTTGTTTCAGGCATTGTAAACGGTGGGGTAAAATCATTAACATCTACTGTTGATGTAATGATGGATATAGAAAAAGCGGTAGGTATTATTAGCGAGACAAAAGAAGAAACAGCTGAAAGAAAAATGAAGCTTCTTCAAGAATGGCCTGATGAAATGTTAGGGTTTTTTGATTTAGGTAAGACTGAAGCTTATGCTAAAGAAGAAGGATTTGTTACAAAATCATTATTAGGTGTAGCTGAATCTGTAGCTGGTGTTTATATTAATCCTGTTGCAAGGATAACTAAAGGAACTGTATTAGAAAAAGCTGGGCAGATAGCAGGATTTGGTTCTATTGCTTATGCTGATATTAATAAAGAATTGTATAGTAATCCTGAATTAAAGGATTTACCAGAGTATCAGAAAAAGCTTATTGCTCTTCCTTACGCTATAGGAATGGGTGTTATAGAAGATTTAGGTCTTGGTGCTATTATGAAGGGTAACACTTCTTCTTTTTTAGGAGACATGTTAACGCCAATTTTAAATAAAGCTCTTGCTAAAATACCTAAAAACTCTTCAATAGAAGTAGTAGATAAGATTATTAAATCAGAGGTATTCGCTAATATAGGTGCTATATCTGCTACTGGTTTAAAATCTGCTCCTAGAGAGGCGATTGCAGAGGGTGCATCTACAGCATTATTAGAAATTGGATGGAAAGAACTATCTGATAATTGGTTAGATTTAGATGCGTTTAATACAGGTGCTACTTGGCAAGATTATTTATCCATGACTGCTGAAGCTTCCGCTATGGGGGGAATAGGAGGTGGAGCGTTAGGTAGTACATTTAAAGCTGTTGAGGTATTCTCTGGAGGTAATATAAGCGACATGAGTGCTAAGGATCTTGATGCATTTAGACTTACGGCTAGTAATGAAGTATTAAAAAAGCAATACATGGCTTATGTTGCTAACAGACAATTAACTAACGAAATATCTAAGGAGCAAGCTGAAAATCAAATATTAAACTTTGATAAATTTGTTGAGGTAAATGATAAAATTAGTAATGAGATAGAGGGAGAAGATAGAGTTAAAATGGTTGACTTGCTAATGAAAAAGCAAACATTAGAAGAGCAAGCTAAAAAACTTGATCCTACTCAATCCGCCTTATCTAATCCTCCATTAGATCAAGTAAATAGCGATATACAATCAATAGTAGATAAAACTATTGAAACTATAAACAAACAACAAGAAAATGTTAAAGAAAACCAATCAAGGGTATCAAGTGAAGTCGGAGAAGGGAAAGAATCTATCGAAACCCAGCCTATCGTTGAAACAAGCGAAGAAGAGGTTAGCCCTGGTGGAATGGTTCAAGAAGAACAAACAGAAATAACTCCTACGGAAGAAGTTACTACTACAGAGGAAGTAAAAGAAGCTCCAGAAGTAGTTACTGAGACGAAGACTACTAATGAATTTGATGAATTATCTAGTATAAACTCAATGAGTCCTGCTAAGAAAGTTAAGGCAATGAAAGCATTTAATGAAAAATATGGGGATAAAGTAGAAAGAATTACAAAAATAGATAGTAAATTTACATCGATTGTAAACAAACTAGAGAGCAATAATATAATTAAAAAGAAATGTTAATATGGAAAATTTACTAAGCCCGAAGGAAATAGAAATGATTAATGACTTAGGTCAGATGGAATTAGAAGCTAGTCAGCTTTACTTACATTTAGCGAACTCAATGAAGAGTATAAACTTCTTTGGAGCAGCTGCATTCTTCATAAAAGAATCAAACACTGAGAGAGAGCATTACAGCAAGTTAGAGGACTTCATGAACAACATGGGAGAGCAATTAGAGGTAAGAGCAGTATCTGCTGTTAAATCGCCTATAAATGACCTTATGGACTCTCTTCAAGCTGCATTAGAAGCTGAGATGGATTTATTAGGTGAGTATGAAGACGCTTGGGAGAAGTCTAGTCCTAAATGTAAAGTTTTATTTAATGAGTTTATACAACTACAAAGTGATAGCGTAGGAGAGTATGGAGATTTAATTGCTAGATTAAGCAGAACAAGTGAACCTATTTTAATTGATCAAGAATTAGGAAAATAACATGGCAGATTGTGAATACCAGATAAAGGGAGACGATAAGGTCTACTCTGAAAGTGAATTTAAGAAGTTACTTAGTGAAGGTTATCTTGACAAAGTAATGATGGAGAACGACTTAAAAATCAGAGGGATAAAAGCTGATGAGGCTATGGCTTCTTCATTTAAACTTCCATCTGCTATTAAACCTACTGTCCCTGTGACGGAAGCTAAAGACAATTACAAAGTAGCTCAAGAGGTAACAACTGAAGTAAGTAAGGAGAATCCTGATGCTAGTGTTTTATTAACTCCAAAAGGGGAAGATTTATCCTTAACAGCTGTGTATGTAGGCAAAGAAAATAGAGGTAAAGGAATAGGCACTAAAGTTCTTGAGAGCGTTAAAAAACAAGCCGATAAATTAGGTAAGAAGGTAGTATTAGATGCTACTACTGAATTAGATGAAGAAACTGATTTAGGCAGATTAGAATCCTTTTATGAGAAAAATGGATTTACTAAAGTAGGTGATAATAAGTTTGAATACAATCCTACTGCTGAGGTTACTGAAACTGTTACTCCTGTCACAAAAACAGAAGAAGTTGTGACAGAGCCAACTTCTGAAGAGCAAGATAAAGTAGCTGAAAAGTCTGGAATAACACCTAAAAACTTTAGAGATTTATATAGAATTAATAGAGAGTTATTTGGACTTGATAGAGTTAAATCATTTGCTTCTGCTGTAGCTATGGATAGAATGGTTGGAACAATGGCTAAAAGAGCTGGAGTTGATAAATCCGAAATGTATAGTAGGTTAGATTTCGTAAAAGATACAGAACAAAATGTATCTAAATTAGAAGGGGTTTTATTTCAAGGAACTGTAAATGGAGAAAATGTAAATCTTAGAAATGCAGATGTAGATGTTGTGAATGGTTTTTATTCCAATACAGAAAAAGCATTATCTCAAGTAAAACAGGAAAAAATGAGTGGCAATCAATGGGCCACACAATTACTTTCTAGAGGGGGTAATAAAGAAGAAATGTCTTGGACAGGGTTACAAGATTATTTAAAAGAAAACGCAGCTAATTCTATTTCTAAATCAGATATACAACAATATTTAAAAGACAATAGAATTAATGTTGTTGAAGTGGTAAAAGAATCATCGGACAAAAGGCTTAGTTCATTCTATACAGATCCTGAAGAAAGTGATTCTACGTTAGATTTTATATCAAGACTTGATAAAAATGATTTGTTTATTAAGCAAAATCCAGCAAAAAGTTGGAATATTTATAGTAAATCTCGTCCGCAAAGAGCTATTTTAATGGAGATAAATAACGAAGATGAAGCAAATGATATAATATTAAATCCTGAAAAATATAAAGGAAGAAAACCTATTGAGAGAACTAAATATTCTGATTATCAATTAAAAGGAGAAAAAGAAAACTACAAGGAGGTATTAATTACAATGCCTGAAAACATGGATGCTGTAAAAAATTATAATTTTAAATTAACTGAATATAATAATCTTATAAAAGATATAGGATTAAGAATGCCAACTCAACAAGAAAAAGATCAGGTTAATGAAATGAAATCTGAGTTAAGTCAATTAGAATCAAAGTTACCAAAAGACGTATCTTATCAACAAGGGTTTGCTTATGTGAATGAAAAATATAAATCTTCTCATTTTGACGAATCTAACATTCTTGTTCATTTAAGGATGAATACAAGAACTGATGCAGATGGAAATAAAGTTTTGTTTCTTGAAGAAGTACAAAGTGATTGGGGTCAAGAAGGAAAAAGAAGAGGATTTAAAAATAAAGAAGTTCAAAAAGAAAGAGATAATATTAAGAAAAAGGTAGAAAAAGCTGAAGATGAAGTTAAAAAATTAGAACTTAAAATTGAGAATTTAAAACCATTAACAAAAGAAGAAAAAACTGAATTATATATAGAAAGATCAAGATTAAAAGAAGCTCAAATGAATGTTAGAAATAACAGAGACTTTAATGCTCTTGAAGAAGAAATAAACGAGATTGAAAAAAAATCTAACAATTACGAATCTACAAAAAGAAAATTAAAAGATAAAATTTACAAATTAAGATTTGAGGGAGAAAATTCTCTTTCAAATTTAAGAGATGAATTATATAATTTTGAACAAGAGAATGAAAATAGAGGAGTAGAAAACGCTCCATTTGTTACCGATACAAATGCTTGGGCAAAACTTGGTGCAAAAGTAGCTCTTCAAGAAGCAGTAAAACAAGGTGCTACCAAAATAGCATGGACAACAGGTGAGCAACAAAATGATAGGTATAATCTTCAAAATTCTGTTGACAGAATTGAGTATTCTCCTAATGGTGATGGCACTTATAAAATAAATGTTTTTGATAAAGGAGATGATACTCAAATCATATATAGGAAAGAAGATGCAACCCTTAAAGAGATAGAAAATACTATTGGAAAGGATATGGCAGAAAAAATCCAAAATGATTTTGGTACTAAAAAAGAATTATTCCATTCTGCCCAAAAAAGAGAAGAAAATAATCCAATAAGAAAAATTAGTGGTGAGGGGTTAAAAGTAGGTGGCAAAGGAATGAAAGGGTTTTATGGAAGTACAACAGAAGGTAATTTAGGTATATTAGGAAATGTAATTAAAGGATTGACTAAACAAGAACCGAAAACGGTGGAGATAGAAAACGTTACTAAAGGTCGTGAGAGTGATATGACTAACTATAAAGATGGGGAATATCAAGAAACCTCCACTCAAAACTCCATAGACATAACACCCGAACTAAAAGCGGAAGTAGAAAAAGGATTAGCTTTATTTCAAAAAGATAAAGGTGGAAAAGCTAAAGGAGCAATGGTAGCTATGGATGGAAAAGCTATAATATACGCTTTAACAGATCCTAACGTGTCAACTCCATTGCATGAGTTAGCTCACGTATATGAACACTATTTAACTGACACTGAGAGAAATAAAATTTTAAAAGCTGCTGGAACAAAAACTTGGACTACAGAAACAAGTGAGTATTTTGCAAGAGGATTTGAGAAATATTTAGCGGAAGGTAAATCTCCAATAGAATCGTTGAATAAGATATTTGAAAACTTTAAAGTATGGTTAACTGATATTTATAGCGGTATTAAAGGAAGTGAAATAGACATTAAGCTGAATAAAGAGATGAAGTCTATATATGACTCAATGCTAAAAGAAGAAGGGGCTAAAACTAAACAACCTACAAAAGAAGCTCAAGTAGCTAAGAGTCTAGCTGATACATTACGTAAGGCTAAATGGAATACACCAAAAGGAACAACCATGGTTAATATTGCTCCTGGACTTGATAAAGTATGGAACGCTACAATAGAGACTGTCGCTAAGGCTATTGAAGTGGGTGGTGTTACTGCTGGTAACTTTAGACAATCTATTGATGCTGGTATGAAAGCATTACGTAACACTGATGCATATAAAGCTATTACAGACCCTAAAGAAAGAGCTAAGATAAGTTCACAGTATAGAAAAGCATTAGTTGACTTAGTGCCTCAGCATTTTAATTTTAACACAGATGATTTAAGAGCTTCTGAGTTTGATGCATTTAATCAAGAATTAGAAGCTGCTAAAGGTAAAGATATAGACCCTAAAGCGTTTAATGCTTTAAAAGCAAGAGCTAAGAAATTTGTTAATGATAATCTTCCTGTAGACAACTATAAAAAGACTGAGGTTAAAAGTTACGTAGCTAAGAACTTTGATAAAGCTAAAAACGTAGCTGATATTCAAAAGAATCTTGAGGCTGTTAATACTTTGCTAGAAGGTAAAGAAGCTAAGATAGCTGAAAAATCTAAAGAGCAATTAATAAAAGATATAACTGATAAGGTAAAGGCTAACAGTAAAAAAATAATATCTTATAATAAAAAGACTGGAAGAAAGACAGGTAAGATAAGTTTACCTGCTCAACGTAAAATAAGTGAGCTGTATAAACAAGGCGCATTTGATAGTTTAGATTCTATGACTCAGGAAGAATTAAAAATACTAAATGATAATATAGATAACATTTTAACTACAGGTAGAGCCGATACAAAGTTTGATGAAATAACAGAAGACAATAGAAAAAGGAAAGATCAAGCTATGTTTCTAGAGGAACTAGGTGGTAAACCAGTTATTCTTAATGGAAAGCAAAAAATATTAGATAAATTTGATGATAAAAACGGTGTAGTTGTTATCAATGGTCAATCTATGAATAAATCAAGGTTTGAAACATTTATAAAAAATAATCCTAAGGCAGACTTGTCTAATGTTAAATTTTATATTAATGAACAATCAAATGTTGAAAATTTAAAATCAAAAACTCAAGGACCATTAAGAAGAGCTAAACAATCTACACTTTTTGCTATTAGAGATTTAGAAACAGCTGTTAAATTACTTGGTAAAGGTTCTCCTAAAATGAGAGCTTGGTTAGAAAATCAAATAATGAAGCCAATAAGAGAGGCTGAATATAAAAAACAAGACTACATAATTAGGACAATAGGAGAGTATAATGCAAAGAAGAGAGAGATATTTGGTACTGCTGGAGGTAGATATACATTAAACAATTCTTCTGGTATAAGTGCAGGTGAGACTTCTTTAAAAGGAAGAGAATCTGATAGTTTAACTAACGCTCAAGTAGTTCATTATTACGGGTTAATAAACAATAAAGATGCTGAAAAAAGAAAAACAAATATTGAAATACTTAAAAAACAAAATGCAATAAATCCTCAAGAAATAATTGATTATATGAATAATCCTAAGAATAAAAAACTTATGGATTACTATAATCTATTAAATGATATGTATAATGGAGATCTTGCTGATAGATTTATACCAGTAATAGAATCGTTATATGGTATTGAAATAGAAAAAGGAAACTATTGGCCTGAACCTAAATCAGGAGCTTCAACAGATCCTGGAAGTATATTAGATTTAGAGGGGGGGAATAGTAGTAATATATCTGCTATAGCTCCTCAGATGATGCATAGGAATAATGCTTCAGCATATCCTTTTGAAGCTATTAGTGCTGATGAAATGTTTAATAGATATATTGAGTCAATGGCTCATGCTGAACAATTTATACCTGTGGTTCAAAATGTTTATTCTCTATTAGCTAAAAATAATGTTCCTCATTTAATAAATAAGTTGAATGATGTAAATAGATATAACTCATTCATTACTGATTTAGGAATTGTTTTAACTGATAAAAGCCCATTCCAAAATGACTTTGTATCTAGAATGGCTAACGCTAACGCATTAACAACATTGTTATTACGATTCAAATCAATAAGTCAACAAGCTGTATCAGCGTTAAACTATTATACGGCTGGTATTAAAGACGGAGTTTATCCTCATGATGTTTTAATTGCTCCTGTTCCTATAAACAAAGGAGAAGCTAAGTTTATGAAAGAGTTTTTCTTAGATAATAGTTATTTATGGACAAGGATTACTGGAGGTATGGCTACTCAAGATACTCAAGCATTAAAAGTTGGTATAGATAAATTCTTAGAGTCAAGAATATTTAATGGAGCTAATAATAAAGTCCATTCAAATATAAATCAAGCGATTAAAGACCTTACTAAGCTAGCTACAAATGTAAGTATGTCTCCTATAAAACTAGGTGACTTTATAGCTATAACAGCTCCTGGAGGAGGAGGTAGTTTTGCATTAGCTCAATTTAGGAATAATGTAGCTAAAGGACAAGATTTTGAAACAGCGCAAGAAAATGCAATGCAGAGGTGGTTTGAAGAAACGGAAAGAACTCAGCAGCCATCAATAGCTAGAGAGACTATCTCAAATGCGACATATCAATCAACATACAGACTTCTTTTCCCTTACTTATCTGCTAATAATGCAATGGTTAAGAAAATTTCAAAAGGATTAATAGATATTTCAGATTGGAAAAGTTTAAACAATAATGAGCGAGCACAGGCTTTATCTGATGTTGTATATTACACTCTTTTTGCAGGAGTTCCATTTGGACTTATATCAACAGGTGGAATAGTAGCTTGGTTAAGATATAATGAAGATGATGAAGAAGAATCTGACATCAAAAAGAACAGAATACTTTATGACTCTTTTGCTGATAACATACAGGGTAATATGGGTACATTAGGTATAAGTGGGTTAATTTCAAAAATGGCTCTCAACACTCTTAGAGGAAGAGATTTTTACAATAATATACCAGTATTCCAAAGAATGGCAAATATAGCTAATGTAGCTGTTGGATTATATAATACTGAAGGAGATATAAGTAAACTTGATAAAACAGAACTTAATGATTTCTGGAAAGGATGGGAGCCTACTGAGTTTGAAATGAGAAAAATGAAGAAAATGACTCCAGCTGAAAGGGATCAATACCTTAAAGACAATCCATTTGCGGTTAAAAAATTCTACGAAGAAGTTGCAAAAGAGTATGAGAATCTAAATATTTTTCAAAAAATGGGAGGAAGCAGTAAAAAATCTTTAAACACAATATTAGGAAAAGATAACTTCAATGAAATGGTAGAAAGTTTTGGTGCGCTTCTAGAAGGTGATGCTGATGCTAACGAAGTATTGCTTCAAATAAAATCAAGAGATAAAGATTTCTACTTTAAAGATAAAAAGCCAGATAAGTTTTATGATGACAACATTAGTCCATATCTTGGAAAAGTAAAAGAAGAACCTAAGAAAAGAAGAAGTAGAGGCAGCTCAAAACCAGGACAATTTCCTAAACAAAGTTTTGGACCAAAGATTCCTAAGTTTTAAGATAAATTAGTGTATTATAAAAAATGTTAAATTTGTAACAATTAATAAGAAATGGCAACACCTATAACAAATCCATATAAAACTTCATTATTAGTTGATAAGTGTAGCTCTTTAGAAATGTCTTGCGATTGCAGGAAGATAACTTTTAAAGACACATCCAACTATGTTGATAGTGATATGCCAGGGCATTTATCTACTGACTTCACAAGCAGGACGATTACAATAACTAAGGGAGATGGCTCTACCTTCATGCTAATTACAGCTGATGTAAGAACGAATAATCCTACGGCATACCCAATGGCAACACAAGGTATTGCTTATAACATTATACCTTCTCATTTAGCTTCTAACAATAGCTTTACGTATAATATTACTGACGCTGATGTTGATGGTATATACTCTGTAGAAATTTGTACATATCCTAACTGGAGGGCAGATGTTTTTTATCAAACATTTTTAAAACCAATAGTGCTGAGAGATGGGAAATTATATAAAGCTGTTGCTTCTTCTACTAATGCTGATCCTGCTGATCCTACGAACGATGCTTATTGGACTCTTTATACTGATGTTAACGCTTGTGATACTACTCGTTACTGTGCTAAGCAACGAATTGTCGTATTGTGTATATCTATTGAAGATTGTTATAGAGAAGCTGTCGCTAGTGCGTTCTGTGGTATGGAGAAAAATCCATGCAAAGATATGTGCGATAATAGAGATTTCATGAAGGCTATGAAGATGAGAGTTGTCATGGATGGATTAGAGTTTGCTGCTTGTGGATTTGATTGGGTTAACGCTCAGAATCATATAGATATTTTAAAATCACTTTGTTGTTGTACTTCATGAGTTGTAACTGTCCAGATATAAACCAATGTCCTGATACCGCTGTAAGCTGCTTATGTGGCGTAGAGTTTAATATATACGATTCTCTTGGTGAGTTATTAGAAACTGTTACGGCATATCAAGAGGTGTCTGAATTAGGTTATCCTTACATTATAAACGATAGTATTGCATTTGAATCTGTATTAGGTCAAGAATATATCTTAACCATTCAGTATAATGATGTGTTAGACAGATGGGAAATGTCTTATTTTAATGACACTATAGAAGAAGATGTTGTAATAGGAGTTTTCTATGGTTCTGCTGATTCATGTCCTGCATCTAATTGCTGGGATATGGATTGTATTGCTGTAGCCTTTAATACACTAGGTACTTTTGATTCTTTCTTTATTTGGGATGGTTCTTATACCAATGGTAAAAAGTCTTATACATTTACAAGTGATTGGTCTGGTCCAGATATTAATTATAGCATAGCATGGGGATTAGCTCCTGTTGATGCTTTAGCTCCTGTCGGAACTTTATGTTGGATTTTAACAGATTTAGATTCAGATAGTTATGCAGGTTTTTTATTTGGATTAAATAATTGTCCTTATGGAGCTTATGTATCTAACTGGAATGGAGACACTACTCGTTTTTCATTTACTGATTTAGGTGTTACAGGATATGATGTTAAATCATATATTATTGATTGTGGTTGCTGTGACACTGAATTAATTGTAACGGTAGATGGAGATGATTACACAGCTAGTGTAGAGTATGATGAGTACGGTAATATACTGGTTTACAATGGTATAAACTACTATACATTTAATATTGGAGATGTTACCTATTATATATTTTACTTAGGTGGTCAATGGGTTGTAAAGATAGCGTTGAGTATTTCAGCTATGACTTTTGCTAACTTAGCGTCAACAAACGAATGTCCTTTTGGTTCTTATAACTCAGAAGCATTTGATGTATTTAGAGTTATAGGTGCTGAGTGTTTTGATTGTTGTGATTACGTACAGCCTAGAAACAGAAATTTACTAAAGAAAAAGAAAGCTATCTTTGTAGATGAAATATCATCTATAAGGAATAAAGAGATATTTGGTTTTAAATGTGGTACTAGTTGGGATGACTTATTTAGGAAACATTTAATATTTGATGTATTATCTTGCTTACCTTACGGAGTAATATGCGAAGAAGAGGAGCAATGTTTAATAAATAACTTGAATGAAAATTGTAATTGTTAAGATATGAGCTGTAATAGTTGTGGAAATTTAGGATCAAATTGTTCATGTTCAGATAACTGTCCTTATAAGACATCTGACATAACTGTATTTGATGGTAGCTTTAACGTATTAGAAGTTCCATGTGACGCTTCTTTAAATGACGTTCTAGCCTTGTTAGAGTCTTATACTACTAATATGGTTAATGAGTTAATGGATAGCGTAACGTATGTGTTAGCTGATGGTAACTGTTTAGGACTAGAAGCTGGTAGTTATGGATTCCAACAACTACTTGATGCTGTTATTGCTAAGTTATGTACTTGTCCTTTAGCTGCTTCTATTACTCAAACATTGCCTAGCACATTGGCTGTTACTGCATCAGGAGGATTAGCTCCATATACTTATCAATGGACTACTCAAGATAATATAGGTGATATAGCACTTACATTACCTACTACAAATGATACAGTTGTAGTAACAGGAGACTCTGGATTAAATCAATTCGGACTAATAAAATGTACTGTTACTGATATGAATGGATGTATCGCTAGTGATGTATTCTTCTGGAAATTACCAGTTGTAGCTTAATAATAAAAAATAAAATAATATGATATACATTACCAATCTCAATAATCAGTTAAATCTAACATACGACACTAGAAAAGATGTCTATGCATTTGACTCAATTAAATCTGTTAGTTTCTCTTGGGACACTAATGGAGATTACTATGTAATAATTAACTTCATAGCTAACGATAAGAATAATTCATTAAGAATTTATTTAAAAGATGTAGATCCTACCATATTATGGGTTAATACTTTTGCTGGGGCTACTCTAGCTGTAAACACTATAGCATCTTGGATGAATGAAGTTATCGAAGTAAGTATAAGTGCTGCTAATGATAGCATTGGTATTTATGGTTATAACGGAGCTACCCCTACACCTGTTTTTGTAAATGCAAGTGGTCAAGTTGCTATTCAAGGTTTATATGGTGAAGATTCAGCTCATGCATCTACCAATTCTGGTATGTTTGTAATGGGTGTTAGGAACGATTCTAATGCTACCTTAACAAATGCAGATGGTGATTATTCACCAATCGCAGTAAATAATAAAGGAGCTGTAGCTATTAATGATGGTGGCAACAGCATTACTGTAGATGGAGGAACAGGATTAGCTAGAACTCCAGGAATAATTAGGCCTACAGGATCAGGAAATGTAAGTTCTGCTGCTGCTACTTTCTATTCTGTATCAGTTGCTAATGTAGGAGCTGCTAATGGAACTGTATTAAGTATTACTATTAAACCAGGAGAGGTATTAAACTTCTCAGCAGATGCAATAAACAATTACTTTAGTTCATTTGCTTACGATGCAACAGGAACTGAGTTTATAATAATTTATGTAGCATAATATGCCTGTTATCTTAGGTGGAAATACAGGTATTTATTTAGCTTCACTAACTCCTAGTGTTGACCCAGACGCACAAGCATTCATTACAGCGGCTGCAATAACAGACCCAACACAACAAGCGGCTATCAATACTTTGGTGGTTGACTTGAAAGGGTATTCTATATGGAGTAAAATGAAAGCTTTGTACCCATTTGTAGGGTCTACTGCCTCGCAACAAAAATTCAACTTGAAAGACCCAAGGGATTTAGATGCTGCGTTTAGATTGGTGTTTTTTGGTGGAGGTACTCATAGTTCAAATGGATATTTACCTAATGGAACTAATGCCTATGCAGATACTAAGTTAAACCCTTCCGTTTCGTTAGCTCAAAATTCAACTCATTTAGCTTATTATTCAAGAACAAATATTTCTGCTAATCAAATTGAAACAGGTGTTGTAAGTTCATCACCGCTTATTCAAACTTATTTATTATATAGTTTTGCGGGAATAAGTTATAAAAGTATTAATAGAACTGAAAGCATAGTTGGAAGTATTGCAACGCCAACAACTGGTTTATTAATAGGAAGTAGAGCGAATTCAACAACTGAAAAATATTATAAAAGTGGAAGTTTATTAAGTACAGTTACGGTAAACAGTACGGGTTTAATTAATGGTAACATATTTTTAGGTAGTGCGAATAACATTGGCGGTGGCACTGCTATATGGTACAGTTCAAAACAAACAGCCTTCGCATCAATAGGTGACGGCTTAAGTGACACCGAAGCGGCTAACTTTTATACAGCGGTACAAGCATTCCAAACAAGTCTTTCCAGAAATATTTAATATATGAAACTAACAGATTTAACAGCAGAACAAAAGTTGACCTATGTAGGTTTACTAACAGAGGTACAAAAAGACGAATTAGTCGGACAATGGTATGCACCAGACTCATTTTACAATCCAATTTTGGATTTATTGGATCGGTGGATAATCTCAGTAGAAGAGATGGAACAAACAGTTAATCCTGACTTCTTATGGGTAAAAGACTTAGACTTAATTATCTATGAACCGAAGCCTACTCCTCCTCCATTTGAAGTATGAGTACTCAAATAAACATATTATCTGCGAACCCTTATACTATTACAGGAGGGTTATATACACAGACAGCATCAAGTACTCCTGTGACAGCTACAGCTGTTGAGGGTAGTTTATTAGATGGAGGTTTAGGAAGTCTTACTATTCCTGCAAATGGTTTTCAAGTAGGGGATAGCTTTGCTGGTGTATTAATAGGACACTTATCTTGTGTAGGTACAGCTACTTTAGAGATTAGAGTTAAAACTGCGTCAGGAATATTACTAGCAGATACAGGAGCCATGGCAATGAGTGCTGCTACTACTAAGCATTGGAAACTAGATGTTAATTTTACTGTAAGACAAGTAGGAGCAGCTACTGTAGCTTCTATAGCATCAGGAGGATTGTTTGCATATACTAAAAATTCAGGATTTAACTTTGAGGGAGTAAATTTTAGTATAGTAAACAATACAACTTTTGATACTACTGTATCTAATACATTAGTTATCACTGCTCAGTGGAATACTAACAATGCAGGAAACTCTATATATTCAGAAATATTTACATTATATAAAACATATTAATGGGAGCTAGTATATATTTAGGAAAGGTATTAAGCGCAGGAACTAAGGGATGTAATATAATATTACCTACTGCTCCTTCTTTTGATCCAGATGCTCAAGCCTTTATCACTGCTGCTGGTATTACTGATGCTACACAGAAGACTGCTATCAATACTTTAGTAGTTGACTTGAAAGGTTACGGAGTATGGACTAAGGCTTCAATGATACACCCTTATGTTGGTGGTACTTCTACTTCAACAAGTTTTAATCTTAAAAATACGTCTCAATTTCAAATTAGTTGGGTTGGTGGATGGACTTGGGATGCTAATGGCGTTAAAGGTAATGCAGTTAATTCCTATGGTAACACTGGATTTAATTTTAGCACTCAAATAACATCTGTAAATAGTTTTAGTGCAGCATTATACACCAATCAATATACAACTGGAGGTATTGACTTTGGGGCTGATAATAATAGCAACTGGTATTTAGCAGTAAAAACTTCCGTTTTTGGAACTAATGTAGGTGCTTTTGCTGCTGCTTCTCCCGTAACTTATTCAGATACAACGGGGTTAGGTTTTTATACCGCAGTTAAAAGAACAAATCCAACACCAGGATTTTCTAATAATGATATTTATAAAAATGGTTCTTTGGTAGTTACAAGCACAAACACTACTGGTACATTATACAATGGAAATGTATATATAGGAGGTCTTAATAGAAATGGTGCTTTGTTATTATCTACAAATATTAGATATGCTTTTTCAGCTATATTTAATGATTCACTTACTGCAACAGAAGCCGCTAATTTAAGAACTGCGGTACAAGCATTCAACACCACGTTGGCTCGTCAAGTTTAGCAAATGAAAATTATGAAATACTTTATCATTATACTATTAATTATATCATGCTCTCCTCAAAGAAGATTTGATAGACTTATAAGAAAGCATCCTGAACTTCTTACTAAAGATACACTTATAGTAAAAGATACAATAAGAGATACTATTCGACTTAATGTACCAGAGGTTCGTGTAGATACTATCGTTGAGTATATGGATTTATTCGATACAATATTTATCGAAAAAGAACAGCTTAAAGTTAAGGTCTGGATGGACAGAGAGTTAAAGGTTTACATCAAAGGAAAGTGTGATACAGTATATATCATAAAGCCTTATGAAAAAATAGTAGAAAGAAAGATACCGATTCGTTACTATGAAAAGACTCCTTGGTATAAGACGCTCTTAAATAACATAATAGGAATTTCCTTATCTTTGCTTCTAGTATATTTTACGTATAGGTTAATAAGAAAATACTTACTATGAAGACGAAACTTGTTTTAATGATCACATCAATACTAGCAGTAGTATCTCCAGTTTTTCCTATGATTTACATTGCTTTATTAGCTATTTTGATTGATACAGGATTTGGTGTTTGGAGAAGTGTTAAGAAAGGAGGATGGAAATCAATAAGAAGTAGAAGATTATCTCACGTTATAAGCAAGTCATTACTTTACTCAGGAGCGATTCTTTTTGTATTTTTAACAGAGAAGTACATCGCAGCTGATATAGTGGCTAATTTCATCTCTATTGACCTTATAATGACAAAAATAGTAGCTTTCTTTTGTGTTGTTGTAGAGATTAAGTCAATAAATGAGTCTTACGAGTCTGTAACAGGCCAAAATGTTCTTAAATCATTACGTGAGTTCATCACGAGAGCTAAGGAAGAAGCAGATAAATTAAAGTCATGATTTTCTTATTTTGTCTATTTATATTATCTTTGGCTGGAATAATAGGTCTAACTAATATAAAAAAAGATGATAGTGATAAAACTAGGAAGTAAAGGAGAATCTGTAAAAACATTACAGCAGTTCCTTAAAATTGGAGTTGATGGTACTTTTGGTCCTCAGACTGAAACAGCTGTAAAGACTTGGCAGAAATCTCATGGATTAATTGATGATGGCATTGTAGGAAAGAACACCTGGGCTGCTATGGGGATATTGAACACTGACAATGCTGAGAATAGTGAGGTGGATCACGCCTTAAAAATCAATCAACACTACATGCCTGCTGGAACTTATTTCGCTGGTCCTGTTCCTAAGAAGTGGATATTCTTACATCATACAGCAGGATGGGAAGATCCTTATCAAGTTGCTGATATGTGGGCTAGAGATAATCGTGGCAATGTAGCTACTGAATTTATCCTAGGTGGACAATCTGTTAGAGATGGTAACACTAAGTTTGATGGTGAGCTAATACAATGTTTCCCTGAGGGAGGATATGGATGGCACACAGGTACAGGTAACTCTGTTATGCATAGAAACTCTGTAGCGGTAGAGGTATGTAACATGGGACAAATTGTTAATGGTAAAACTTATGTTGGTACTGTTGCTAAGTCAGATCAAGTAATTAAGTTAGCTAAACCATTTAGGGGATTACAGTACTGGCATGATTACTCAGATGCTCAGATACTTACATTGAAAAGATGGATTTTATTTATAGCTAAGAAGTACAATATTGATCCTAGAATTGGATTAGTTCAATATATTAAAGCTAAGGGGGCTGATGGATTTGATATATGTGAGCCTGCTAAAGCAGAATCAACCCCAGGTATGTACTCGCATACTAATGTATTAAGAGGTAAGGTAGATATGTACCCTCATCCAGACTTAATTGATATGTTATTATCTTTGTAGTATGAGAAATAAGTTAGCAGGAACTAAGAAGGGTAAGAGTAGGACAGCTAGGTTCTATCAGGAGAACCCTGATGCTCGTAAGAAGCGAGATGAGTACAATAAAGAATATCATAGTACTCCTGCTAGACGTAAGTATCGTACCATATTACAGGCAATCAATAGAAAGAATGGAACTGATGGGAATCACGATGGACTCGATGTCGCCCATACATCAAAGACTAAAACTATTTCTCAAGATCAATCTAAGAATAGAGCAGATAAGAAAAGAAAATTCTTTAAATAAAAAAGGGGAGCTGTTACACTCCCCCTTAATTACTTGAACTCTATTTCTAGAGAAACTCCTATAGTAGGAAATACATCATTTATCTTTTTCAATAATAGTATTCCATGTGGGCCTCTTCCTTCTTCTGCCTGGATAACAACCTTAGATTTTACCCCTATCTTCTCTGCGAATGGATCTACATGCATCTTGAAATGCTGAATACGTATCATCTGAATTATCTCACCAATATCTTCTGGTGTAATATCTACAATGTATTTTGACATAATCTATATTTTTTTTTAGTTTTTTATTACGAGGTACTATAACTCCTAATTAAAAGGCAAATCATCATTGTCATCCATCTTAGCTAATACTTGCTTAGCTGATTTAGGCTCAGCCTTAGTCTTAGGAACGAATGATTCTTCTCCTGATTCTTCTTCTAATTTATTACCTCTACTAATTACTTGAATTTTATTAAAGGAAATCTCTTTTGATTCTTTCTTCTCACCTTCTTTCTCCCATGTTCTAGTAACAATAGATCCTTCAAGGTAAACCATATCCCCTTTATTGATTCTGTCAGCACGTTCTACTACTGCTGGGATTCCACAAGAGCATCTATGCCACTCTGTTTTGTTGATCCACTCTTCACCTTTCTTGTAGCTTTCTGTTGTAGCTACGGAGATATTAACCATCTTACCTCCATTGTCAAACGATACAATGTTTATTGAACCGACATTACCTAATAAAACCACTTTGTTTACACTCATCTTTATTCTTTTAAGTTAATTAAAAATTGATATATGGATTTTTTTGTATATAGCCATATAACATCTGTCTTTGGGTTATCTTTAAGCTGATAACGTAGCATCTTATATTTAATCTTAGATACATCTGTAGCGAAGCCCTTAATGTCAACGTAATGCTCTATACCTTCATGGGTGATTACGAAATCTACAATTAATGTAATTGGCCTTATTGCTTTCTTGTTGTACTTAAAACTATCTATAAGGATTATTTTTTTTTGAAATTCAAATTCAAATTTCATTTGAGTAAGTAAATCATAGCAATACATCTCCATCTTAGAGTCAAACTTAACTCCATCAACAACTATTTTTGTATTGCCATATTTTGAGTACTTAATCATACTGCGTATTCCTCGTCATAAACTTTAACGATCACTCGTCCATCTACAGTAGTAGGAAACTTAACTTCTATTTTCTTCTTCAATCTATCTTCTATTTTAATGTTTAACCAGAATAAAAATCTATCAAATAGTTTCAATTTGTTTTTAATCTTAGCCACAATAACATCTTCTGTTTCTTGTTTTGATATAGCTGCTAATTCTTTAAGCACTTCACTTTCTTTGTATAGAGAGAAGTCTCTTTCAATTATTGGCTGTAGCTTAGGCTCTGAATATGTTTCAGGCTTCATTACTTTACCGTCTGCCCTGAAGATAGCTTTACCATCAGGACCAACCTTTGACATGTTAGAACGGTGAACCTCATCAAATAGTATTACAGCTCTATCTCCTAGTCCGTACTCATGGATTGTTCCACACGTAATGTATAGAATATCAATAAGCGCATCAGCTACTTCGATAGTATTTTTGGCTTCTCTAAGTTCTCCAACTTCTTCTTCTAGTAGTCGTTGTCTTAGTGTAGCTCTTTTCTTAGACAACATCTTAGGTTTGTCTGGGCTAGATATTCCAAAAGCATTCTGAAAATCAAGCACTTGTAATAATTGTTTTTCCATTCTATTTTATTTAAAGGTTAGCAAATGTAATCAAAAAGTATATTCATAGCAAATTTTAGATAAAAATTTAACTATTTCTACATTATCTATAATGAATTTGTATTTACTGAAGTCTCCTTTATGGATGTATTCATCGAATACTTTTCTATATAGCTTCTCTTTTTCTTTATGTATCGGCTGTTCATTTAGTAGCAGCATAGGTATTCTATCTAATAGTATTTTACGAACCTGTGGGGCTATATATTTAGACTTAGAAGGGAATACTACCCTTAGTGTAACATTGACACAATAGATGTCAGGATTAATCGAACTCATTATTGATGCGATGACTATAATCTTTTTTTACTCTTATTGACTTTATTAGTTTTAAAAATTTACGTCTAAAATATATACCAAGCTTATTAAAAACTTTTTTATTCAAATTTATTCTTCTTCTTCTCATAGCTTACTGTCTGGTAACTTACCGTTTGGTAACTTACTGATTAGTGACTTCTTTACTTGACTCCAATATATTATCTCATCCTTAGTGTTGTGACTATCTAGGGTGAAGTTAACAGATGTTAAGGCCATATCTATAGCTATTGCATCTAATAGTTTTTCGGCTTCAATATTGAATCCCATTATTCGTACCCATCTGTAATACTCGATGAATATTTCTGTAGCTTTTTCTTCTGGTGTTTTCATTTCTTTATAATTTTATCACAAATAAACATTAAATCTATTGTTTTTACAAGAGTAATTATGTCTTGTCTTGTTTTTCTTTGAGTGAGTTTGTAAAAATCAGGTATCTCTGACCATTCTTTGGACGCACATTTATCTTTAATAAACTCCTGTAACCTAATCTTATCAACCATTAACCAATAATCCTCTAGCTCAAAGGCAAAGTAGTGAGCTTCACCATACAACCAACCAGGATTACCTAAAACATTTTTCAACTCTACATAGTGGATATTTTCATTGGTAGTCTCGTCTCCCCTATGTTTTTTCTTCATAGCCTTGACATCAATCTGCATGGTAAGTGATACATCCCAATGCTCATGCATATCTTGTTCCTTTGTTGAGAAGCCAACCTTACCCATTGTATCTATTGCCTTAGCAAACTTTCTTTCTACTCCTTTGAATAGTTCTACATTCTTTTCGTACATAATTAAAATATATAGTTTTCATTGTCAAATCTTTGTATAGTAGATTGAACTACCTCTTCATCATAATCTCCAATCTCATTAGGATTTCTCCATGCTGGAATATCTGATTCAAACTCTAGCTCTATATCTGCTAACTCACCATCTCTATGCTTAGCCAAGTAAACAAATGCTTGTTTCGCTAGTGGACTAGTGTCTCTCTCGTTTCCTGGCAAGTAATAAGCAGGCCTGTAAAGGAATGCTACGATGTCAGCATCTTGCTCTATATCTCCTGATTCTCTAAGGTCACTTAGGATAGGCCTCTTATCCGTTCTCATCTCCACTGCTCTAGACAGCTGAGCAAGGGCCACTACAGGTATTTTAAGCTCATTTGCCATATCTTTTAGCTTTCTTGATACATCACCTACCTCATTGGTTCTATTCTGCGCCCCAGGGCTTGTAATCTTCTGTATGTAATCAACTACTACATAATCCAATCCTTCTGAGTATTTCATTTTGTAAACCATCGTGATAACATCTGTTATTGTGAATGCTCCACCTACAATCTTAACGCCTGAATTTGCTATTCTTCTTTTAGATCGCTCGAACCTACCTCTTTCTGTTGGGGATAGCTTTCCTTTCTTAATTGAATAACCTTCAACACCTGAGTCAACGGCTATTAGTCTCTTCATTACTTGAACCTCATCCATCTCGCATGATATAAACAAACCTTTTTTGTTACCTCTTATGGATGCTGTCTTCATTATACCAAGTCCCATCTGAGTTTTACCAGCACCAGGCCTTGCGGCTACGATGATAAGGTTAGTTGGTTGCATACCAGAAGTAATCTCATCAAACTTATGATAGCCAGTGCGAATCCCTGATACTCCACTACTGTCCGCTGCTATCTTCATCTTCTCCTCTAACTCATTTAGTAGGGTTTGATTGTCATAGCTTTTCTTGTTGAGTATAGACTTGTACTTGTTATTTGTGATGTGGTCCTGTAATAGATTAAGTATATTACCTGGATCATAGTCTGGTTGACTAGCCATATTGGATATTGTCTGAGACAATGTAACATGTTCGTTTCTAATCGTTTCTGATACCACTAAGTTCATAGCATCTTTAAGCTCTTCTTTCCCTGGACTTACCGCTATTAAGGAGCTTATCTCTGATGCTGCTTTCTTTGCTGCTATTGATTTAAGTTTACATACCTCATGGAATAAAGATGTAGTGTTAACTGCTTCTTGAGATAAATACAGAGATGTGATAGCTTCAAATACGGCCTTGTTCACAGGGTCAGTGATCATGGTAGTATCAATTTTCTCCATGATTTTATGCATGTCACCTGGGTTGACAAGTATATCATGTATGATTATTTTCTCTGCTCTTATCTGTATGCTCATTAGCTTTCTATAAAGTCTTTAATACATTTTGTTTCTTCTTCGTATATTCTTGATATTTTTCTACGTTTATAGTAATGAATTACTGTAGCGTGATGAATCTCTAATGCTATACCTAGCTTTACTGTAGTGTTATATGTTTTAAACTTATGTTTATGTTTGTACCACCACATTATTATGTAATGGACTCTATCTATGTGGCCCATCTTCCTTGACTTCTTCATTAAGCTATAACTACTTATTGCTAATTCAAGTAAGTAATCGTAGTTTATGTCCGCTTCTGGATGATGTTCTTCTATCCAATGATGCCAGCTCATGTTGTAAAGTTTAGAGGGCAGAATGACCAGCCACTTTCGTAGCTAGTCACGCCCAGCGTTAGTAATTAGTCTATTGTTTTTGTTTTCGGGGAGCAGCCAAGATAGATACTGAAGTTAAATGTCTGCTCATGCAAGCGTTTATTTCTTGAACCTTTAAGAAGTTTACTTCTATGTTTATCAACTATCTCTTCCATCTGTCCCCTTTCTATCTCGTAATCCATAAAGTGAATTACCTTTTGTCCTTCGTCATTTGTTTCAGCTTCTTCAACTAACTTATTAAAATCTGCTGGAGGAGTTGAGTTAGCGTATAGTTCTACTAAGCAATCCCATATTGATTGCTCTACCTTATTTAATTTTTTCATTATTAAACGTTTAAATTAACAATAATACCTAGTATAAATGATGTTATGATACAGTATAAAAGAGTGAATCTTCTTAACTGAGATCCAGGTGTATCTTCATGTTCTGATTCAACATACACTGAATACATTATAGCAATCATTAAGAATCCTATTGCTAGGCTAAGTATTTTTCCCATCATCATTGTGTTCATCATTTTCTAGGTAAGCTACGGATTGGCCAAAGTTATCTAAAAAATCTATAAGTTCGTAGACATACATACCATTTTTATCAACTGTATTTATTATTTTTATATACTGTTTCTCAATCCAATACACAACAGGCTCAGTCATTAACTTAATAATTATAGGGGCTAACCTTTGTTTACCTTCTTCCATTGACTCTATATCGTTAAGGCAGCTCTTTAGCTTAATATAAAACCTAATCAATGGCTCTTTCTCTTCCTTGTCTAACTGAACTTTAAGTAATGATTCTTCAAATGATTTGTATAGATCGTCAAGTATCTCAGGATTTTCATCTGACATACCATCCATCATTGACTTAGTATGAGATTCCATTACCTCTAACCACTTCCTGGCTTCTTTCTTAAAGTTATACTTGAAATACTTTTTCTCGTAGATGATGCTATCAAGATCATTGAATGCTGATGATATTTTTAGTACGCACCGTATCATTTTTACGGTATCTAACATTGATGGTGTCTCCATTACTCTTTTGGTATTGTTACTTGAATAGTTACTCCAGCTTCTTTAGAAACCTTCGCAGGAGTTATTTTCCTGCCCTCTGCGTCCTTTAACTCACCGTACTTAGATGCTTCTATCATTAACACCTCCATCTTCTTTCTATCGGCTTCTAATTGCTTAATTTTAAAGTTTAACTCTACCCACTCAGGATTGGTTGAGAAGTCATAAGTAGGAGCTAATGCTTTTTTGGAGATCCAGCAGCCATTGTGTTGAACTTTTTTATCTTCTGATAGTGAATCTATAGCAGATTGCTTACACTCAGCGAGGATTTCTTTTGCTATCTCTTCTAGTTCTTTACCTTTAACGTAGGCATCTATTGGATCAGTGTTCTCTGCAATAAATGCTATTGCTGTTTGTCTGATTGTATCTTTGGTAATGAATACCTCTTCAAATATCTTTGTCATATCTTTTAATTTAAAATTCTTAATGATTTATATGGCTGGGAAAAATAAACTTTTTTTGATTTACCTACATCTATAGAATCAACATAAACGTTTTGATCTTGTAGTATTCTAAATGTTTTGGCCACTCCTGTTATTTTACTTCCTGATTGTCTTATTATCTCAATCATATCTCCAGGATTACATGGGCGACATTCTTCAATATATTGATCTCTTATTTCATTTTTTAATTCCTCTAATTCTTTTATAGAGTTTTTAAGATGCTCACGATTAGCTAAATATGTTTCCTTGTCCATCTTATTTCTTACTTAATTTTACTACATAATTATTACACGCTAACTTAAACATCTCTGCCACATCTGAGCCTTCTTTCTCTAGCTCTAGAGCCTTAGGCTTAGCCCATGCTTTAAGTTGCTCAATGCTTGTTATCTCGCTTAACTCTTGTAAAGCAGACTCTAATGGTGTTAGCACAATAGAAACTTCTTCATCTTTCTTCTTCAAGAAGCCTTCGATGTTAGCATCTGGATCAACAACTTTCTTAGTTGCTTTTACAGTAGGTTGTACGGTAGGTTGTACGGTAACTTCCTTAACAAACGTACCCCATTGAAATCTTAGCTTACCATTAGTATCTTTACATGCCAGGTAATTAATCTTACCATCTGTAAATTGAGTATGCCATTTCCAATCTCTTAGCTTTAATCCCCATTTTTGTCTTGGTTTACCTGATGACATTTCATACTCAGAATCTAGTACAAGAGGAATAGATATGATTGGGTACTCATAAAGCTCACGACCTATACCCCAATTAAAGCATGCACGTTTGAATGCATCAGATGCCTGACCTTTTTCTTTCTCAGTCATTGACTCTGTACCTACATCTTGTTTCCATATCCATTGATTGTTGTCTTTGTCATACACGCCTACTGAACAGAATAGATTGCCGTTAATAAGTTCGTATCTCTTTTGCCATCCTGTATGTCCAACTACTTCATCTAATCTATTCATATCAACTCTTGAATCTTTGTATGCTAGTATCGTAGCGTACCCTTTAGCGTTAATAGATTGTACTCTGAAGTCTATGTCAGAAATGTCTAATGGTCTTGATAATTCTTTTAAATTCATTTTACTTATTTTTTAATTTATACTCTGCCTTAGCGATTTTTAATCTTTCTTTTTCTTCTGATGTCTTAACAAACACTGACTTGTCTATAACTAATTTGTTCTTGTTAGCCTCAGCTTGTAAGGTTGCCTTGTTGTGGGATGTTGCGCTCCCATTCTCTTTTTTATTCATTATTTATTCTGATTTATCCGTTATATTTTTTAAATTGTGAATAGCCATAATCATTTGGTTGATCATAAATTTGACATTCAATAGTTAATTCGTCTTCATGAATCGTATAATATTTTCCTAAGACTTTGGCTAATTCATGTATGCAAACATCATTTTTTAAATCACTAAATAAAACATCCTCACCTATATTTGGAATGTAATTACTTCCATACATATACATCAAATGTTCCACATCATTATCTATTAAGTGAAATCTAATTTTCATTCTATTCTGATTTAAATGTTTCGTTGTAGTATTGTTCAGCTTCAAGTTTTTGATTACTCAAATCTTCATCCGTAAATTGTAACGGTGCGTTTAAATGCCCCATTATTGCAATATAACAGTCTTGAGTTGTTTGAATACAACAATTTATTATCTGCTCTTTCTCCATTTGTTTGGCTTGTTCAATGTCTTCTAAAGTAATAATACCTTTGTTTACATATTGCTCAAATAACCATTCTACTGCTGTTTTCATATTTCTTTATTTTTTAAATTGTTCAAACCATTCTTTTAAATTTTTATAATCTCCTGAATAATGTCCTTCTAATTCCCATAAATAACAATCTTTCATTGATTGTTCTAAAAGACTATAAACTTCTTCCTCACTATACATTCTTTCATGCTGAGATTTCTCCATTTCTTTGGCTTGTTCAATTAATTTATTAAATACCAATACATTTTCTAAATTTAATGGTAAATTAGTTTGTAATATAACTTCTTGTTGTAACCATTCTACTGCTGTTTTCATATTCTATTTATTTTTAAATTGTTCAAGTAATTCTCTTGAAGTATAATCTGTATCTGGTTGTGAGTGCCATTTTAATCCAGTGTCATAAAAGTTTCCTCTTACATACTCCAGTAATGCAACTACTTCTTCCTCACTGTATACTTTTTTAGATTTTCTTTTAGTTTCAATTTTATCTCTTATGGACTTCATTCTGTCCTGACATTTTTTCACTAATTCTACTGCTGTTTTCATTCTATTCTGATTTAAAGGTTAATGCTTATAGTAATCTTTCCATTTTTTATGAAAATAAAAAAGAACTGATAATAGTACTCCAAATCCTACACCAAATAGCATCCCAGCTGAAAAGGCTTGTCCTTCATCTAAACTAAATAACCATTTTACTACTGCTTTCATTTTATTCTGATTTAAAGATTAAAATATATCCTCTGTTGAGACTTCTTTTTTCTCTACGCTTCTAGATGCGCCTATACTTGATACGTTTCTCATTGAGTATCTTGATATGATTACATTAATATCTATGTTTAGTAACTCAGATAAGAACACAAACGTGTAAGCATCATTAGGGTAGCACCCATGTACTAGATTATAAACATTCATGTATGATGACCAGTTAGATCCTGGTATGTCATTCTTTACTAATTCACTCTGAAGATGTCCGATCCTATATCGTTGATCATCTAGTATATCTTTTATACCTGTAAATTTTCTTATTGTTGCCATTGATTCTGCTAAATTAAAAGTTATTAATCATAAATCCAAACTTATTAACATTTATTAATTAAAGATTGAATTAAATTTTTTTTCTGTACATATTATGATGCCATCCTTTACTATTACTTCTTCCATTGAATAGATTGTAGTTTTACTATTGTATCTATCTTTCATCTCTATGGTTATATCGCCATCATTCTGACTTACACTCATCATGGAAGATAGGGTAGGTATGTCATCTATTAACTCAATGTAGTATGGAAAGTCATACACTGACTTTAGTAATACTTTAAACTTTTCTTCATTGTCTATTTTAAACATAGCTTGAAGTTTACCATCTGCTCTAAATACGATTGCTGTTTTCATTTTATTATTATTTAATTATTAATTACCATGCTACTGCTTGACAATAATCTACCTGTGGATTCATGTACCATGATGATCCTACATGAAAATCTAATATATTACCACTACAATAATTCTTTACAGTTAGTGTGCCAGTAGTTACATTGCTTTGTAGTATCTCTCCACAATGACATGGTCCTGCTGGAGTTGGCTCTGGAGGTTGTACTTCTTTTTTACAACTGATAAAACTTAAACTCATTAGAGTTATTAAACTTATTTTTTTCATCTTACTTTGTTTTTCTATATTCTATTTCTTTTTCAATTAACTCTATGTGCCAATCTGCACCACCATACTCAACTACTGCTTGTAGGTAATCATCATCCATATCGCATATCGCAATCCACGATAAAGGTTGACCCCCATTAGGACCTCTACTACCACGAGCTGCTACTTTCCTAACTACTTCAAAGTCATCATCAGCATATACAGCTATTGGTTCAATCTTATTCATATCCTTAGCACCATACCTCATATAGTCTAGTCCACCATCTGCCATAGCTAGGTTAGGGCATCCACATAGTACATAGTCATGTCTAGTCCTGGAGATTATTGTTTCTCCACACTCTAAGCATTTTACTGCGTTATAAACTAATTGTCTCATATTATTTATTTTTAATTGTTACACATATTTTAAACTCGTTTTATTTTTTCTAGATTTATTTAATTTGCATCTTAAGGTTGAATAATTTATCCCAAGAGATTCGCTAGCTTCTTTTACTGTTAAATAATATATCCCAGTATTAAAATCTAAAACTATTTTTGAAGCGGAGTGATTTTCTCCTGAAGCATTATTTAATTTAGCTCTTTCAGAATGTTGTCTTTTCCAATCTTCAGATCTTTTAATTCCAAACATAGGATTTTTTTCGCCAGAAAGAAATGATTTACCTTTGTTCCATGGGCTTTTTCCTTTCATTGGATGACCATCTTTTATTAATGACAATCTAAGATTTTCTCTCATTTGTTTTTTTTGTTCTTCGCTTATTATTTTACCTTTATGTGCTTTACCTATTTTTTTTCTGGTTTCTTCTGATAAGCAAAAACCTAACATGTCTGATTTTGGCAATGCTAAATTTAAATTTTCTTTAGATAATACATTATAAAAATTACCATAATAAGATTCATAATAATATCTATCTAATTCTTTGCATTCTTTTAATATTTCAAATAAATGATTTTCCCATCCATATTTTTTTATTGACCTATATATTTTTACTTGTAATTTGCAATGTAAGCCTTTATAACTAGAAATTCTTTGATCTAATTTAACGGTAGAACCTACATATATTCTTCCTTTTGGATTTGTTATTTTATATATATAAGCTGTACGCATTTAATTATTTATTTTTTAATTGTTCTCTTATTTTAGTTAAGTAAAGACATAAGTCCATAGCTTCTTCAAGTGCATGTAGCAAGAAGTCATCAGTATTATTTGCATGAAGAGTAGTTCCATATTTTTTAACACCTAAAAAGCTACGTTGATCGAATAGTTCTTTGACTTGCTCTACGATAGGATCTGTTGTAGATAGTGAACAAGGTTCAACAAGAGAAGGAGAGTAATGATTCCATGCTCCTGAATCATCAAGGACTAAATAAGACATTACGTTTCCATTAGGATCAACATAACGAGATGTAACGATGTACTTACTACCAACTGTTAAATACTTCTCAAGCCATTTGTTGTCAATACATTTAACATACATTTTTTTTTCTTTTTCTTTTTTCATATTTATTTTATTTTAAATTGTAACAAATCATCGCCTATCTTTTTTCTTTCTTCATCTGAATAATAATACTCAGCAAACTGAATATAATCATTCATGTAATCATAAGTCATTTCCCTATCGAAATTTTCTTCACTTATTAATTTTTCTAACTTGTTTATTAATTCTTCTTTTTTAATTAATGTTTTATTATTTATATTTTCTATTTTATTATTACTAATTAGGTAGGGGGGATGGTACAAGGGTTGCTCTACCACCCCTTCTAGGGTCTGAGACTTAACTTCTTGATTCATAGCCTTTTGCAAACCGCCTTTTTCACCAATGTGTTTAGACTTTATTATGAAGTCCATCGTTTTTTTATAATTATTGAAATATTTTTGAACGATTTTGTTTTTAATTTGAATTAAATTGCCCTGATAATATTCAGAAACAGCATAAAACCATTCAATGTAATGCTTTTCTTTTTCAAAAAAATCTTTGGCTAGTTGCATGTCTTCAAAGGTAATCTTGAAGAAATCTTTTCTTTCTTTTTTCATGTGAGATGTATAAAATTAAAAAACCTCGCAAATCCACTGCATCTCACTTCAGTTTCATTGCAAGGCTTCATTAATACCTTATGTTCGTATAGTGTGAGATGGAACTCAGCAAAGATACAAAATAATTTTAATTAATTCATCCAGGTATAAAATTTTTCTTCGATTGATTCAGACATAAACTCTATGATACTAGGTGTGTAGTCAAAGTTTAACTTGATGTCCATGCCTGCTACATTCATAGTCATTATAGAGCTTTTAGTGAAGATGATTGTTCCTGGTAAGTAGTCGATGATTGCTCTATTCATCTTGGGTAACTTCTTATTCTCTGTTACTGACTCGAATACATTACTCCAGAAATCATGTCCTTCATTAGAGTCTGTCCAATCAAATAGAGATAGTAGTTCTCCTTCTATGTCTCCTGCTTCTTCGTACAGGATTGATGGTGATTTTAAGTTGTTGATTATTGCATCAACATATTCTTTGGGTAGTTTGTTCTTTAGAAGATCTATTATTTTCATGTCCATATATTATATACTAAATTAATTAAAAAATCTTATCAATGTATCAAATGATATGTTAAACAATATAAAAATAAACGATATAAAAAAGATTGAACTTGTTAAGCAATAGATTACTATGCTTATGTTAATTATTGATTCTTTCATACTATTTAAAGATTAAGTATATAGTGTTTACCATTGCTGAGATCATCATGAATCCCATACCTATTACATAGAATATGTTTAACATCCATGATACTATAAGTGTCATCCATATTATTTTATCCCCCATATATAGTTTTTATTTTCATTACATATAGCACATCTTTATTGCTACCGTAATTGTTATTGAATTTCTGTAAAGCTCCAAGATAAGAGCTTGATTTAATGTTAACGCCAGTGCATAGGTCATCGCCTATCGTATAGCAAAAGTGGTATGTATTCATATTATTATTTTTTTATTAATCAAAATCGTATCTATCTTCACTGTAACTTTCTAATCCTAATTCATAAGCATTGTCATTTATATATTGCTCAACCATTTCTGTAATTGTTTCTTGATATATATCTGATAGTGACTCTGAGTTCTCACCAGTGTCTTTATTGTAGCATGAGACATCATCAAGCTCTAACTCTATTATAAAGTTATCATCAATACAATGTTTAACGTACCAATCAAACTCTAGTATATAAAGATTAGATTTTATTTCTACCTCAATTAATCCTGTTCTGTTAGCCCATACGGCAATCTTGCCAGCGGACCAGTCTATTGTATCATTCATGCTACATCATTTGTGATTCGTGACAATAATAAGATAAGATAGCCTCTACCCTATCTAATAACTCTTCTTCTGATTCCTTAGCCATCTTAATTACATCGGCCATCTCTATTTCATCTCCTGCATAGGACATGATTAGGTTAATTAGTTTTTCTCTCATAACTTTTATTTTTTAAACGTGTTCCCATCCTTCTAACTCTTGTAACTCTACATTGATAGGCCTTAACCCATAAGGCTCAGCATCTAGGTAGTAATCGAATATATATCCTGTTACCTCTAGCTCATTAATTAACCTAGATAACTCTAGGTAAGTGTTAGGACTATCTTCATTGAATGTCTCAAGTATAGCTTGTACATCTTGAGGTATTAATTCTGGTGTCTCAAATAAATCTCTCATAACTTTTAATTTAAAATTCTGTTAACGCTGATACTTCTTCTTGGATAGCTTCGTTGATAAGACTATATATATAATCTCTATGGATAGCATGATGTAATACATCTAACTTTTCTTCTTTAGTTAAGTCATCGTTATTTACATCATCAATATGCCAAAGATTACCAACATAATAACCTGCATTACGCAATGTGAGTAACGCATTTTGCGTAGATTTATCTATTTTATTCATAACATTTAATTTAAAATTCTAACTCTAGTAATTTAATAGCATCTAATAACTCTGTCATCTCTCTTCTACGAGTCTTTGATAAGTTCTTTAATAGATTGTCTAACTTGTGTTGTTTGCCTTGCTCTATGAAGCTAATAACGGCATCAAATAATTTCTCATTCATAACTTTTAATTTAATTGATTATATATTTTTCTATTTCTGATAGGTAGTAATCATACCATTCATTAAACCTATCTTGTATCTCGTCTGTGTATATCTGTACTCCATCTACTGGATCATCATACATTTCATCTTCGTTATTGCATATATCTCCTGATTCATACAATGTTCTAGTATGAGCCAACTCAGCAGCTAGCTCAATACCGTTAATTTTTATTTCCATAGCTTAATCATTATATTCGTTACCATCTTCATCGTAGTATATATCCTCAATACTAATCTGTTCCCACTCAGTGTAATAGCAGTAGTCTTCATTATAGAAGAACTCTATTAAATCATCATCATCTGTTATAGTGGATGAATTAACTCCATTACAATTTTCCCAATCTAAACCCATTAGATGTTCTAATAGGTGTTCTTTTTTAGAGTAGTATAAGTCTCCTGCTCCTACTACATATCCTTCGTTCATGCCACAACCAGTAGCATCGCATCGTCTTGCAAACTTTTCCATAATTTATTTTTTATAAAATTCATCTTCATTACCATTGAGAGTAACATTGTCTGTATGTGTCAATCCTATGCAATGACCATTTATACACTTAATTAAAAAGCGTCCTAGACCGTCTTGGATAACCTCATAAGCATCGTTACACCAACATACTTTTTCGCCATTCGTAACGGCTTCTTTTATTTCTTGTACATTCATAGTTGATTTATTCTTTCTAAGAACTCTTCATAAGATGGCTTCTCTTCTGACTGTTCAATTATACCATGTCTTTTCATGTCGTAAGGATAAGCCTTATCGTAATCTTGGATAGCAAGGTCAATGAATAATTGTTTTTGCTCTTCATTGCTTAGTGAATCAAAGAATACCATTCCATCAAACATTTTAGATATGTTTTCATCACTAAATAATACTTTTAATACTTCTGTTCTAATTTCGTTTTGTTCAATTTCCATTAGTTTAGATATAGAAGACAATCCCATATTATTTAATCCCTCATTGAACTTAGAAATAGAATCTATCTTTACTCCGTTTATGTAATAGTTATCATAATCCCAATCTAAATCATCTGTGTGAAGATATTTACTATACCTATTTGATTCATATACTCCAGCCCAATAATTCACCTTTAAAGAGAGTATTCCTTTGGTTACGATTAAACTTCCCCCTACATTCATAGTAAAAGCATTCTTTTTTGTAACTACACTAGTCACTTCTGCGTTGTTTTGGTTCGCTAAACCTTCAAAAAATTGATTCATAATTATTATTTTACTTTGTTGATATTGAACACTTTAAAAACCTTACTTAATTTAATTCATTAAAAAACTCTGTTATCTCATCCTCATACCTCATAAACTCTTCTCTACATTCCCTAGATGCTAGTAAAGAAGCTAACACCTCACTTGTAATATTACTTGGGGTGTAGCCGTACTCCTCTGCTATCCCTACAGATTCTCGTAGTGATGGGTCACGTTCCATTAGATATTCCATTGCAGCAGTGTAGTATATTACCTCTACATTGAATCCACCGTCATTATCTATTGCCTCATAGACATCATCGAATGACTTAACTTCATCTGCATCAATAAAATACATAATATCAATTTCATTCATTTTAATTTCTTCTCTAAAGAATTTCTCAATTTTTTCTGATCGTTTCATTTTACTTTGTTTTATTAATTAATAATTATCTCCCTCCTCTGTAAAGTCGTAGTCATTGATTCTCAATGTCTCTACTATCTGTTCGTCTTCTGTGAAATAGTCATATTCTTTTTCTAATGCTCTGTATAATTCTCTACATATATATTCGTATTCTTCTACTATGAATGCTTCGAAGTCATCCGCAAATGACATGAGCCATTGATGAAAAGTTGTGGACCAATGTAAGTCACCATTATCTACCTCCCAATATATTTGATGACTGCAACATCCTTCATGATTGTAATGACCGCTATGTCTACCTTTAGCACTAACGTATATATTATTTAATATCCATTGTTTACGCATAGGAGATAGAGGTTCTATACCTATTAACATTGTATCTAAGAACTTATTTAATAGATCATCTTTAATACCATCGTACTCAAACATTGCTCCGTCTCCTTGACTATAGAAGCCTGAGTAGTATATCTTCGTTGCCTCGAATCCTCGACTAGGTATCTCTTCATTAATCCAGTCCTCAATTATAAACTCGTGCCAGTCATCATACACATTGATGTCTCTATTCTTCTCTATTACTTTTGCTTGTGCCTTGTCGCTTAGTTCATCGAACTTGTATAGCTTTACTTCTACTGTTCTCATCTTCTTACTTGTTTAGTGGTTGATGTCATCTTTACTTTGTGACCATACGCTTCGCATGATGTCTTACTTGATTTGCATGATGCCAACACTACGATTGACACCATGACTACTACTAACTTTTTCATATTTACTTTGTTTACTGTTTTATAATTGTTTACCTACTTTATGTACTGAATCCATGTCAATGTTATGACAACCTATCTTTAGTCTACCATTGATAGAGTTTACTGTGTAATTACTTATTCTATGACCTTTGATGTCGACACCGTTACAGATTGCTTTGTATAGTGTTTTGGCTTCGCCTACTGATACTTTGACATATTGTGATGTCTCTACCATTTGACCGTCCTGGCTTAGTCTTAGAAAGTCTGTATCTCCTATTCTGAATGAATTAACTTCGTAGTTGTACCATTTAGTTAACGCTTCCTTGATTTGTTTAGCTTCTTTGCGTTTCTTTGCTAGTTCATCTTTCTTCTTTGCTGCTGCTAATTTCTGCTGATATTGAACCGAATCAATATTTAAGTGTTTAACGATAGCCTTGATCGCTTTGTATCTTGGATCTTTTGGTATGTTCTTAGACTTGATATACTTAACATACTCATTAAGCGAATCCCATAAGGATAGAATACCATTGATATAGTTTTCGGGCTTCCTTGCATTAGCTAGATTACCTTGCAATGTTAGTACTTGATTGTACACTAGACCTATCTCGCAATCCCTTGTGAAGAACTGTTTGTACTGTCGTGTGCCTGACCCAACATAAGATATATGTTTACTAGTAGTACTACTGTACCCTGAATTATTGATAACGATTGTCTTATCATCAATAAACTCGCCTAACAAATAATGATAGCCGAATGAATAGATCTTATCTCCATAGAAGAATATACTACTCGCCTTACCTTGAGGAGTTTCTCTTTGTGCGAATGCATGTACGCAATCTTGCGTGTTGCTGAATACTGTTTTCATGTTTACTTTGTTTTATTTATTATTACTATTAAAATTTACATAACATTGTTACCGCATAGATAACTACCGCAACATACGATGCTGCTACTAATCCCATTCCTAATCTTACTTTTTTCATCTTACTTTGTTTTATTTATTATTAATTAATCTTCTAAAATTGTGTCACTAAATACGCTTATCTTCTTTCCTTTATAACTTATTAATGCAGTCGCCCAATTACCGAATGCTTCGTAGTATATAGCAGTCCTTGTGACTAACTTACCTGACTTTGTTTCTAGTGTTACAGTAGTTTTTTTACCGTCTTCAAAAGCTACCCATTTTGTGCCTCTGTTATTCAAATAGAATGTTCCGTTTCTTCTCATGTTACTTTGTTTTACTTTATTACTTTATATTTACTTTTATTACTTTCCACGCTATGAAATGCAGTATAAACTTTATCTATTGCATGGTATTTTGAATGAGTATAAACGGAAAATATCCGATTACCTACCTTTACTTTATACACTTGTTTACTTTCCATCTATTTCTTTTATTAACCAGTCCACTGTATAAATTACAGTGATGAATATTTCCCCTACTAATAACATAGCCCATATTAATAGGCTTCCCTCGAATTGTTCCCAACTATTGTAAGTGAGAACAATGATCAAGCATAGTAACCCTACTACACCTGTGCTAAACATTTGTTGTTTATTCATTTTACTTTGTTATTTTTAACATATATGTTGATGATACCAACAATATTGATGATATTACAAAAACTACTAATGGTGCGTAACCTCCATTCTTTCCCAACGCTAAACTGAATGCAGCCCATAGCATAACAATAAGCGCATAAACTACAATAACTCTGATTAGATTTTTCATGTTACCTGATATTAAAATTTATAATTCGCGTGCCTACAATAGTGCTGATAGCGAACATTAATAAAAAAGGGGTGAAATAATCACCCCGTAATAATTTATATTGGATTAATTAAGCTAATAGCAAAGTATTCTCTTTAGATAAAATTTCAGATACTGTTAATTTATCTCCTCCGTTTGTCAACATAAATAACATATCATAGATGATACTTGCAAAGTTGTAAAAATGTTTTTCTGTTGTTGCTAAAGTAGTTGTAAATTCATCTAAGTTACCGAACAAATCATCTAAATTTACAATCTTATCATTAACGCTAATTTGTAAAGTAAATTTTCTATTGAAATTAAAGCCTTTGATTTTTTTACCGTATCTTTTCAAGTTAGCTCGAGCCGTTAAAATTTTGATACTTAAATTTTCTGCGGTTTCTTTAATGTTCTCTAAATTCATCTCGTTGTTAACTACGTTTAAAGTTGCATCACCTTGAATGAATTTTACATTAACAGTTACTAAATTAGAAACTGTTTCGATTGTGTTAATTACGTTTTTCATAACATTTTGTTTTTTAAAAAAATTAATAATAAATAAATAAGCCTTTAAATAAATAGACTTGAGCGTATCAAAGTACCTAAACAAATTCAACCTCTTGTTAAATTTACCAACATATAGAAATATGTTTGCGCCTATTTTTTAACGTCCGTTTTTTTTGAGGTGGTCACCCTCGTATATGTTTGAATGAAATTACTTTCGCTTCGCGCGTCTTTCGTTTCTTTGCGTTTCGCTTCGATTCTCTTTAAACGTTTCACGCTTTGCAATGGCTAAAAATTCGAGCGGTTTATTATTGGTAACCTCCATTATTCGCGCTTTACGGCTACTAGTACGTGACTTTTGCGAATGGCTAACCTTTACTAATTTTGAGGTGCGCAAATCAACTGTACTACTTTGTAGATGTTCGGTAATTTCGATACTGTTAAACCTGTTTTTCATAACTTTACTTTTTAAACATAATTCGCCCGTTACGATTCGCATCGTTTTTTGTTTTTTGTAACTCATTTGCTACAGTACAAATATAGTAATACTTAATTGATTTCAAACTATACTATACTAGTTATTTTACTACTATTTTCATTTTGTTAACGTTTTTTAACATTTGGCAAAAGTCAATAGTTATGATCTTTCTTTGTTGGCTTATTTGGAATGAATATAAATAAG